ACTAACCAGACGACGCAAGAACTCATGGATGAGGTGAAGAATGCGTTTATGCGTGGGTGCGACATCACTGCGAGTCATTGAGGAAGCCGCAAAACTGAACGTCACGCAGATCATTGCATCGCGTCGACAAGTGGATATCGACGGCGGTTACACTGGGTTAACCCAGGGGGAACTTGTCGACATCGTTCGGTATCACTCATTTAGTACGAAGATTGTCCGTGACCATGGCGGACCTAACCAGAGTGGCAAAGGCGATGACGGTTTCGCATCATTCGATGCCGACATCGAGGCTGGATTCGATATTCTTCACGTAGATGTCACTGCTGCGACATACGACTCATGGGCGTCGACACTTCGAGCGCAGATGGCGATACTTCAATGCTACCATGATGCTAACGTAATGTTCGATATCGGTGGCGAACATATCTCTCAAGATCACAATGATGACTTACTCGCAACGGCGTTTGTGGTTGTCGATACTGATCGTATCGCGGCGGCTGTTGTCTCGATCGGTACATTAGTGAGAAACGATCGACAGTGCGGTACGCCGATATCGGTCAACTTACTTCGTCGTTATGCACGATTCGCGTATGACAACGACATTGCATTAAAAGCGCATAACATGGACTGGGTCGGTAACCGTAATAGGTTCGATGATGTACTCGATTACTACAACCTTGCACCTGAACTTGCACTCGTAGAGACGGAAGCGCTTCTGGACGTACTTGACTTTGACATTACGCGTGAGTTGCTTGATCGTGCATATGCCGCAGGTCACTGGAAGCGATGGTTTGACACGCAACAGAATGGACTGTATGTCGGTAGTAAGTATGATCATGCAAAGTGCGGCGTACGATACATTCTCAATGAACCTGAGGTAAAAGAAATCTGCACGCTTGATACACCACGTGAAGAATATGTAAGGAGTGTTATTCGTGCAGCGATCAGGGCTGGCTAAACATCTTGGTATCATACTTATTGAGATGCTTCGCGAAGCGACGATTCGACGCGTCGAGAAACCGTGGGGGCATGAGTATATCATTGAAATCGGCGATGAACTGAAACTGAAGGTCATCCACGTCAAGCATGAGCAGTGCACGTCGATGCAGTATCACGACGAGAAGGTCGAGATGCTATTCCCGTGCGAAGGTAACGGACGTATTGTTGAGCAAGACGGCGTAACGACCGCGAATGCTGTAACCGGTACGACGATCGAGCCAGGTTTCTTGCATCAGGTTATTGGTGAACTACTGTATCTCGAGGTATGTGTCGGTGGTGACGATGACATTCATCGTGTAAATGACTCATATGGTAGGGCGGACGCGTGACAGCATTTGTGATTCTCGCCGCGGGTAAAGGCAGTCGTATCGGGCGTGTCGGTAAATCATTGCATAAGGCCCTTGTCCCCCTGGGCGGTAAGGCTGTTCTTTCGCATATCATTGATCTCGCGCCATACGGTTCGCGCATCATCATTGTGATTGGTCATAATGGTGGCCAGATCAAGGAGTATACGCGGCTGGCGCACCCGTTTACGCCGATCGAGTTCGTCACAGACGATAACCCAATCGGCCCAGGGGGATCATTGCTGATAGCGCGTCACGTCGTTGGCGATGAAGATATGATCTTTACATCGTGTGACACGCTCTGGCGACGTGATGAAACCATGTGGACGCGTACGTCATCGTGGGCCGCAGTTGCGCCGATTCCGCATAATACAAAACCTGAACGTTGGTGCCGGGTCTACGCCAACAATAGCGACATCATCGAGATACTTGATAAAAAACCAGTCAGTGGGCACGAAGGTTTTCATGGATTTGAGCAGTATGTATACACGGGATTAGCACAAGTCGTTCGTGAAGACCTCGATGACTTCTGGACCGGTGTTGCATCCGGCGAGTCGATCGACAATGAGGTACAGGTATCTGGTGGATTTATCGCGCTGTCTGCGTTAGGTTCACCGTTAAAAGTGATGCACATTGACTGGACTGATGTCGGCGACGCCACGTCATACCACAATGAAGTTGTGCGACGCGAAGGCATCGACTGGTCGAAGGAACGACAAGCGACATACGTACTACCGGAGATCGGTCGTGTCATTAAATGGTACGCTGACCCGCTTATGACCAGTATCAGTCGTGATCGTTGTGACATTCTTGACTCGTTCGTGCCCAGTCTCATTGATACGTGCGAGCATAATATGAATATGCTTGCATATGAATATGCCCCAGGTGTCACGGCGTATAAAGCAATCGTAATGAATGAGTATTGGATCGTGCAACAAATTTTGGACGCATGGGCGTCGATTATCTGGCCCATTCGTATACCAAATGCATGTGCAACCGATGACATAGTGCACACCACACGTCGCTTTTACTTTGATAAAACGATGAACCGTATCGCGACGCTACCTGCGGAATTGCAGCGACGTGCAAAGCACATATTGATGTGTGTTCGTTGGGACGACATCGCGCGTGGTGTTCTATCCGGCCCAGCACATGGTGATTTTAACTTCGGTAACATCATCATCATTCCATGGGAACGTAACGATGACGTCTACAACACACCGATCGGAATCGACTGGCGCTCAGACTTTGAAGGTAACCCGTGGGGTGATCTGCGATACGATCTCGCCAAGTTAATGGCTGGATGTGTTGTTCATTGGGAACGTGTGCGTCACGGTAACTTTACCCCCTGGGTTGAAGGCCGTGACTACCTCGAAATGATTCGAGAATTCATACGTAACTGCAATGAACTTAATCTTCGCGATATCGAGATGATTGGTGTGATCTCTCTTATCAATTGCGCACCATTGCATCCTGAACCACTTACCACATACCTTATCGATATGGCTGAGACCTGGATGAAAGATCTCACATCATGACACGTATCGGCTATGCCAAACTTGGTCGTTGCATGGAGTTCGATCGTACGAAGTTCGGATTTCAGGGCGATGCCGAGGCACCCAACTTGCTTCTTCGATTGGCTGAACGTAACCCAGATGTAGAGTGGGTCATCGTAGGCAAGAACGACCGGTGCACCCAGGGGTTGCCAGCCAACATCACTAATCCCTGGCCGGTAGATGCTGACTGGTTCCGAAACGGTCCAGTACAGCACATTAACTCAGTAAAGCCAGATCGTATGTCTAGTATGATTACGATTGAAAATAGTCCATCATATCTTATCAATGATATGCGATCGTACAACACCGCACGTGACGTTACACGAATGATTGCCGAACTTGACGGTATGATCGTCCATGTAGGACAGCACGGAACGTGCAGTGGTGTTATCCCACTTATCGGACATACATGGGATGATGTCGCCATTGATCCCGTCACATATGGAACAAACCCACAAGCTTGGACAAGGAACTACGAAGAATTTCTTGTTGATGGACTCAATAGACTCGGAGACCGTACGAACGGTCGAGCACCTGTCGCATGGATTGTCACAGACCCACGCAACTACCTTAAGACACGATCTGTTAAATGGCCCACTGGATTGGGTAACATACTTGCGCAATACGAGTACCAACGACACCAACGACATGATCGTCACGGTGACGCGCGTACGCCATATTCTCTAAACTTTAGCGATATTGCAGAGACGGATAGTGATGCATGTCATAGTAATTTGTGGCGTGTTCGTCATACATATAGGTATGGTGGACTTGAATTGATGATTCTTCCAGACGACTGGGAGACGTGGGGTCCAGCAGGCTATGATGATCGCCAGACGATCGGTGTTGCCACCACATCATTCAACGTAGGAAGACGTCGACGTTCAGAGTATGTTCGTGACTATCTGGTTAATGCATGGCCAGATGTCGAGGTATTCGGCAAATGGGATGCGGTCAGTCTCGTTGATATTGCCGATCACCCAGTGGCGCGCAGACCACCTCACGAGTTTCCAAGCCATCTCAATCGGTGGCGATGCACGATAGCGTTACCACCACTCGATACTGGTTGGTCGACGGCGAAACCATTCCAGTGCTTTGCGGCACGTACCGTTTGTTTTATGATCGAACAACTTGACGAACAAGGATGGATTATTCCGACGCGTTGCCACAATGACGGCACGCATTACGTCGGTCAGGTGAATGGACGAAACTTCTACTCGATTCGTGACGATTGGACTGAAGAAGATCTCTGGCTCGCGGCATGGCTTCGAGTCGACATGCCAAGTGAACTAAGTGAACGTGTTGATATGATGGGACCAGTTACCTGGCGTGTCATTACCGATTGGCAACGTAATCTGCTCGCGCGGCGATGGAATAAACATTACACCGAACGACTTATCGAGAAACAGTTAGGATTGACATCAGCATGACAAATGAACCTGAACTGTCTGAGTATCTGTCACTTGATCGTCTTTCCGTTATGATTCAGGCACAAAAAGAACTTCAAACTAAATTCGGCTTTACGTTCTCATCGATGACACTTCATGAACGCATCATATACATTCGTGACATGGTACTGTCATTGAGCAATGAACTACAGGCTGAGGTGCTGCAAGAATGTTCATGGAAACCGTGGCTCACGACTGATGACAATCTCTTTATCAATGATGGTGCATTCTTTGGCGAACTCGTTGACTGTTGGCACTTCATCATGAATCTCTTACTTGTGATTAAACCAGATCTTGCACCTGAAGATATTGCACGTGATTTCTATCGTGCATACATGAGTAAATGTGATGTAAACGCTAAACGGCAAGCTATCGGTTATGACGGTATCTCAAGCAAATGTGCGCATTGTAATCGTGATGTCACTGATGTTGTCGTGCATGAAATACGCGGTTATGACGGTAAGACGATCTATATTTGTGGTGGATGTGATAGCGAACTTCCGCCCGTGGTGAAAACCTATCTTGACCAACTTGATAGAATGTGATCATGTATCGTGCCGTTGACATCATGGGTTTTGCCGGCGGTTTTACCACTGGAATGGTGCAAGCTGGATTCAGTCTTGTCGGTAAACGTGAACTATACGGCGGATTCGGTGTCGCCAGCTGCGAAGCTAATCGTCACATTCTTGGGAATGATTGGAAAGCCGAAACGCTTCCACGAAATGCTACATCGACTGAAGCGTGGTCGACGGTCGATGCTGATGTCGTGTTTGGCAATCCGCCATGCTCCGGATTTAGTGTCATGTCGAACCATGAATTCAGAGGTGCCGATTCTCCAATCAACGCGTGCATGTGGCGTCTGATTGAATACGCCGCGCGGGTACGACCACAGATCGTGGTGTTTGAGTCGGTTCAAATGGCCCGTACCAGGTCAGACGGACTGGGCCTGATGCGTCAACTGCGCGCGAAATTGGAAGACCTGACGGACGAATCGTGGACGCTCTACCATGTTCGGCATAACGCCAGATTCGTCGGCGGTGTCGCCGAACGTCGACGATATTTCTGGATTGCATCACGTATCCCGTTCGGTGTCGATCCCGATACGCTTACCAACGGTAACATCATACTGAATGATGCAATCGGCGATCTCATTAATCTTGAGATGTCATGGGATGCACAGCCATATAACCGTGAACCTTCCCCCTGGGTGAATCAACATGTCGTATCTACCCAGGGGGTTGTGGACGGGCATATCACACGTGACACGCCATTAGCTCAACGATGTGTTGACTTAACACACGGTGTTGCGTGGCACCCAGACGAACATCTTGCGATTGTGGCACGACGGTATTGGGACGCATACGCGAAGCTTCCTGATTCGTGGAAGTATACGGAGGAGAAAGTCGTTAAGAGTGACTTTCAACTCGGATATACGACACCAACACGATGGAATGGTAATCGACCGTCACGCGTCGTCACAGGTGCGGCGATGTGCTGCGCGATGCATCCACAACTTGATCGTATGTTAACGCACCGTGAAACCGCACGTATCATGGGTTTTCCGGATGACTGGAAGATTGCGCCACTACGTCATCATCCTGGACTCACGATGACGTGGGGGAAAGGTATCACTGTACAGTGCGGTAAGTGGATCGGAACTGCACTTCAACATGCGCTTAACGGTTTACCTGATCTTTATCATGGTGAATGTATCGGTGATCGTGAGTTTGACATTAATTTTACCGATGGACGTAAGTCTGTCGCAACACGTGATAGAGTTACACGCGTTGCGAAAATCACGTTAGGAGTAACTAGAATGAATGACACTGAGGTGTCGACCACTGAGACGCCAACCACTGAGGCCGCAGACACCGGAACTACGGCACACCGGCGTCAGGGACGTCCGCGTCCCAGCGAGACTATTACTCGCGATGAGCAGGTATACGACTGGATGACAGCACAGGACGGCGCAAAGACGCGTACAGAGATCGCCGAGGGAACCGAACTCGGCGCAAACTTTGTTTATCTGTCGCTCTATCGGCTGCGGCGTGACGGACGAATCAAGCGCGAACATGCGACCGGTGCGCACCGTTGGTCCGTATGCACGCCAATGATTACGGAACAGCCTGACCCGTCTGTATAGTGTTATGCATTGCCTGCGTTACCTGCACATTTAGCACAAAGGTATGCACGTGACGATTGTCTCGGCCGGTGGTGATCAGGTGATCATTGGGATCACTGATGTCTACAATGAGATGCGAACACTTAGTGCAAATATGTCTACACTCATGGGAAAGTTCGACACAACGGCTGCGATTAATCGAGTTGAAATCGGTAATATGCAAGATGGACTTGTGGCAGCGGAAAAACGTGATGCCGACTATGAGTTACGTCTTCGCGTGATCGAACAACGACCAGTTATCACACCACGTGCAATGTGGGCAGGTATCGGTGTACTGATAGCGGCATTTGGTGTGCTAATGACAATTATGTCAGTCATCATTGACGTTGTCGGTAAGTAAGATTGGATGATCGATCAGAGGGAGTGGATGAATGTTGACATCGTATCCACGGCGACCCACGCTTGAGTCTGGCGAGCGATAGATGATCGATCACCCAGGGGTAGTTGACGACCACAAGTCTGTCGACTACCATGGTTGGCCCGGGCTGTGGCGAGGTCGGCCCGGGCCAACCTGTAAAGATCTTGCGATTACCTATTTACATTAACTCACAGACCTGGTAGTGTAATACACGAGGCAACAACCAGAACAACAACGAGTTATGACGAGTGATACAGGAGCCAAAGATGAGCCTCGCAGATCTTCGCAGTGATTTCGCCCAGACACACTCTGCGACGATGAAACAGCGCAACTATATTCGCGACCTGTCGAGCAAGCGCGACATCGACGGTCACGTCACCGATAGTGTGTTGTACACAATCGATCAGGTTCGACGCAACAATCTCATTACAGGTGCCGCAGCAAGCGAAGCGATCTCCGCGCTGCTACGCTGCCGTCCGTTCCCCACACTCAACACTGCAGGTAGCGCCACCATCAAGGAGAAATCCGACCTGCTACGGCAACTGCCGCTATCGCGGTATGCTCTACCGCGCAAGGACACGGGCGAGTGGAACTTCTTTGAAGTCGTGCAACGTCCAAACGGTATCCGGTACCTGAACCAACTGCTTGGCTCGCCAAACGACTGGAACCGCAAGACAATTTCGGTGCAGTTGCAAACTGCTGCGGCACGCGCAATCTTGATCGACCCGAAGGCTTCGGCAGTTGCATACGCCTCACGTCACGGACGTTGCGCGGTCTGCAACGCCCATCTCTCGGACCCCGAGTCGATCGCTCGGTCGATGGGTCCAGTCTGCGCCAAGCGTTTTAACTAGGAGTTGTGATGGGAAAGATGCTCGGCAAGCGTATCAAGAATGAACGAAACGCGTGCGGCAACGGCTGTTGCGATTGGTCGAAGGCGCCACGTCGTCGTCATACCAAGCACGAACGTGCTCGTGACAAGCATTCATGGAAGCGCACGATCTGATCATGGCTCGGCGGGAGCCACAATCCCGCCATACGGACCCATCGCTTAACTGGCAAAGCACTGTCGAGTGGACGTAGCCGGATTTATCCTAAGCGCGATACCCGAGTGATGGTGGTTCAAGTCCACCTGGGTCTACGTTCGATATGATCATTATAGGAGGCGTGCTATGAGTATGTACTTGGATGCAGTTTTAGACAAGAGCACATACGTGCCTGTGTATAACGCGACCACTACAGAAGTCAAAGAATATCTTCGTTCGATACCACATGAGAACTGGTCTTGTTTAATTGTATGTGATGGTCGTACGTTATGCTGTACGGCAGTTGAAAAATATCTCGGCGAATAGGTACTATTAACTACATAAGTTTGCACACAATATGAACACTATAGGAGGTATGATGCAAAATATTCGCAATGCGATGTTGAGAGCTGAAGCAGAGTGGCTTGGACGTGCGGACAAGGCCAAGTCGACCACCGAGCGAATCGTCGCTCAGCTGATCGCTGAAGCATTCCATAATGAAGCCACGACGTACAACATTGCCGATATCGTTATAACTACGCATGGTGTCGATGACCACTACGACTCAATTATGAATATACTAGGCAACTACACGCGCACAAATAAGTGAAACATGGTGAGTAATATGAATACGACTGACACATTACGAAATGGCACACGGGTCGAAGATAACGGCAGACGATACGGCTTCGGACAGATACTTCGATCAGATGGTAATGAATATGAAGTTTTATGGTTTACTCCTAACCGATTTACAACATGGGAACATCGACAGACACTACATGTAGTCAAAAAGAAGTCAAATATGCAATAAGTAAAGTAGATGAATAGCATGCGTTGCATGATCTGCTATGCAAAGGCAAAAGACAACATCATCACACATACAAACACGTGCATCTACAACTCATACCCAAAACGTCAGACGATCGTCCAGCGACCAATGATGACACCGTTAAGTGATCCAAATAACGCTAAGTTCGAGATCGTGGAGTAGTGTAGCAATGCCAAATACATCGTCATCATCAGATTCGCATGGGTATCATGTTGGCACCCCCGGCCGCGGGGCACAGGGCCGTGAAATTCCTCGTGATGTAAACCCAAAATATGACACAACACCTGTACCGGAATCACAAGGTTACCATCTTGGTCGTGGTGGACGTCGTGCATCATACCAAGGAAAACACCGCAAAGACAGCTAAGTAAAGGAATTATGATTATGGATCGCACATTCAATGTCGAGTTCACCACGACGCTGACCGCCATCGTTTCCGTAATCGTTACCGAAGCGCAGTTGTACGACATCGCACTCGAACTCAAAGTACCCGTAGATAAACTGACTGCGTCAGATCTTGACGTAGAAGATCGCGCGTATGAGGAACTTCCATCGTCACTCTGCGCACCGTGTAGCGGGTGGAACAGTAGCTACACCGCAGAGATCAGCGACTGGGAGGCATCGGGCGAAGAGCCGGAGGAGACTACCGACGCGAAATGACCTGTTGACATCATATCACGTTAATGACCTGTTGACATCATGTCATTAACGTGATATGATGGTATCTGTTAGGCAAGCACTACGACGAAGGAGTTACGATGACCGCCGCTACCATGTTCTCTACGCGCGAAGCCCCCTGGATGAAACTCGGTCGGCTCGTCGACGAACCCGTCACCGCCGAGGAGGCCGCGCGGCTCTCCGGACTCGACTTCGACGTCGCACTCGCGCCGCTCACGTACCAGTGGAACGACGAGACGCTGACGTTCCCCGAGCGTTACGCCACCGTTCGCACCGACAACGGTGAGGGACTGGGCGTCGTCTCCGAGGTGTACGAGATCGTCCAGTATCGCGAGGCATTCACGTTCATGGACACCATCAACCCGCGGTACGTCGCGGCCGGTCCACTTTCCGGCGGCAAGCAAGGTTTCATGGTCGTGAAGGTGCCAGAGAACACCGATCTTCTCACCGATGTCGACCCGCACGAGTTGTATGTCGTGCTGCGCACCAGCCACAACTGCTCACGGGCCGTCGAGGTCGCCGTCATGCCGCTTCGATCGAAATGCATGAACGGACTTGCGATCAAGACATTCACCCAGGGGGCGCACCTGCGCTGGTCGATCCGTCACACGCGGAGCGCAAGCGAGCGTATGCATGAGGCACAGATGACGCTCAGCAACATCCAGGAGTACGGTAAGTCGTACGCACAGGCGATGCGTGGATACGCCGAGATGACGATCACCGATGACGAGGCACGGCGGCTGCTTGACGGCGTGATCGAACGGTATCTCAAGTCGCGTGATGAGGTCAAGGAAGAGATCATCGCGATCAGCCACAATGACGAGACGGTGAACGAATTCGCCGGCACAGCGTGGGGACTGATCAACGCCACCTCGAGCTACTATCAATGGGAGCGTGCACTCGGTACGCCGGAGTCGCGGTTCCTGGGTATGCTGGGAGGTCCATCGAACAAAGCGATCAATTCACTCGTCGACCGGATCAACGCTCGAACCAACTAGCGGTTAAGATCGATACCCCCTGGGTAGATATGCCCAGGGGGTAGATCAAATGTCCTCCAAGAGGATCTGAAACCTGGACAAATCGATACACGATTGGAGTCTGCACAATGAAGCAGGAACCGAAGACCATCGAGCAGTTTGCCAAGACCATTCGCTGGTTCGACGACTTCAACGGCCCGAACCCAGATCACTTCCTTAGTAACTTCTACGTTGGTGACCCGTTGATCTTCCCGGGTACCGGATTCGTTTACCGAACTGGCGAACACATGTTCCAAGCGTTCAAAGCAAACACAGCGGAGGATCACACGCTCATCGCGAAGGCCGACACACCTGGGAAGGCGAAGCAGATTGGCCGACAAGTCCAGCTCCGCGAGGAATGGGAACTGATCAAGTATGACGTAATGCGCGCTGTGCTGGCGGTCAAGTTCCAGCCCGACCGCGCCGAGGGTCAACATCTTCTCGGCACAGGTGACGCCATGCTGGTGGAGGGAACGTACTGGGGCGACACTGTGTGGGGCATCGATCTTCGTGCCCCGAGTATGCCGGGTCGTAACTGGCTCGGTACGCTACTGATGGCACGGCGTGCCGAACTACGGTATGTCGACCTGGGTGGATCGGACTTCGACTACGCGGAGACTTTCAAGTTCATCCGGTAAATCTGCGTAAAACCTAGACATCTCTGCTTTGATGTGATATGATAGTACCAGAAGACAAAAACAGAACTACGACGTAGGAGCTAAAGATCATGGCTAGCACGAACAATCACATCGTCGTTGTTATTGGTGATCACCGTATTGAGATGGTGCCGCGAAAGCTCACAGCGCCAGACGCCGAATTCAACGCAAGGACGCGCGTCTATATCGACACTAGCGTCGCCACCGCACGCAGTGCGCAAATGGCCGAACTCATTGAGCGTAGCGATAATCTTCCTTGTGATCAACAAATCGCGATGACCGGTGATTTTCCTGAGGTTGACAAGTTGCAGCGAAAGGTGCGCCGCGAGACCGCGCGCATTAAGCGTGAAATCGCCGAAGAGATCGTCGGGCAACTTATCGCGCAGTCGATTCTTCGTCCAACGGCTGAGACACTGATGTTCGCATTCAGTCAAACGGCAGGTTGTAGCTGCAGTTGCTCGCCGGGTGTCATCGTCAATAATACGATGCTGCACGACGCACGACCGGTCGACATCTTCGTGAACGTGAACCAGTAAAGGACGAAACGCCCCTCGGGGCGTCCACGAGTTATGCTCGTGCTGATGAGTCCAGATACGACATATGAGGAGTTGGCCACATTGACACACGCCGACCCGAATGCGGACCGGATCGAAAAGATTCGTAAGTTGCTCGCGATGGCCGAGGCAAAAGGTGCCACCGACGCGGAACGCGATGCATTCCAGGCAAAGGCTAATGCTCTTATGATCCAGTGGAGCATCGACGATGCAATGGTGTCATCGCGTGATCGACTTCGTATCGAGACCATCGGCGTATTTCATCTCGATGTCATCGGACCAAGGTACTATTCATATGAGTTGACGGTACTCGTCATCCGCATCGCACGTGCGCTTGGTCTTCAAGGTCTCGTGGCTGGTCGCGGTGGCAATCATCATCCTGTAGTTGTCGGGTACACAAGCGATGTTGACCGCGTCAAGATGCTGACGGCGTCATTGATGCTGCAGGCGCTTACGGCTCTCGGGTCATATGTCAAGAGTGACGAAATTCGTTGGACCGAGTCCACCATGAAGGGTTCGGAACGGCACACGCTTCGTAAGTCATTCATTCTTGGATTTGGTTGTACCGTCGCCGATCGTGTCTATCGCGCATACACGACACAGGTCGCCGACGTCACTATCACGACACCCGGTACCGATCTCGTGCTGGTCGATCGTGCGAAGACGATCAAAGACTGGATGACCGATAATATGAAAATTGGTAACGGACGCACGCGCAACTACTTCACGGACGGTACGCACGCGGGCGGCGTAGCGGGTCACCAGGCAGATATCGGCCAGGACCGTATCAACAACCCAGGGGGAAACCAAGGCACGTTAGGGAGGTAATGACATGACGGTGAACACAGATGGCAAGCATACCGCGGTTGGGTTTCTTCGCGAAGCTGAACGATGTGTCACCACTGCGGAGGCACGTCGTGATCGTGTAAATACACGCATTGAACAGTTGATCAATCGTGCTACCGCAATTCAGCATGGTAAGTCCGCGCTACCTGGGTTAACAGCAGAGAAGATTGGACAGCAACACGCTGCCAGCGATATGATCGTGAACGCTGCAAAAGGCGATAACATGTGGTACATGGCGCAGGCGACGATGTATGCAAATCTTGCGTCGGCACGACTGCTGTATGATATCCTGCGAGAACTACGTCAACTTCGTACAGAAATGCATGAACAGTATCAAGAAGAGTAACATGCGATCGTTTCGCGAATGGTCGGAGGATGGGTTGTGCCGACATCCACCAATCGGCACAACATCTATCACGATGCTGCGGTTCTCCGCAAATGCATGGGACATCACCCCAGACCCAGGGGTACAGGCCATATGTGATAGATGCGGTGTACGACAAGACTGTCTTATGTATGCGTTGATTGAGGACCCCCTGGGTGAATGGGACGAAATCTACGGAGGGTTAACAGCATATCAGCGGAGACAACTTAATTCGCATAGACAACGAAAGTCATGTCCACAATGCAATACACAGAATGTTAGTGCGCATAATCAATACAGTATGTGTATGTCGTGCGGACTCACATGGTCATTATAGGAGAAATGATGAATGTAACGGAAACATCACACATCTTTACATTTGGATTCGTGCATAGGCATCCAGTCACAAACGCATCACTTGCGAATTGTTACGTAAACGTTGCAGGTGAATATGAGACCGCGCGCGCACGAATGTTGGCATCGGTATTTGGTCGCAACTGGGCATTCCAATATGTCAGTCTTGACGATGCCGGTGTGAGTCGATTCGCTATGACTGAAGTTGAACTACCGGATCGTGTAGCGATCGAACAGTTGACATACCATGACGCAATTAGGCGTGCAGAACAACTCGGTCACATCTGATCATATAATCAAAGCCGTCAGGTCATCCTGACGGCTTTGATTATCTTACTGGATAATTCCGTACCAGCGAACCGTAGACTACCGCTAACGACCCGCTCGCGGCACCGCTAGACCGATCTCAATGTCGCGTGCGGTCATCCATGCGGCAAGCCACTCACTTACATGTTCTTCGAGTATAAGTCGTCGAACACCTTCATACCCGCGCAATGACAAGTCTGTGCGTTCTGTAGTGTTATTTACTAGTCGTCGCACAGTTGCGTACCAATGTTTTGGTTTCTCCGCTAGCACACCGATGCCATATTGCTTGTGCAACTTCATATATTCACGTCGTGGTGAACCAACACATGGCACGCCAACTGCCGCCATCTCCATCATTTTAAGCCACGACTTAGAACGGTTAAATTCCGTATCGGCAAGTGGCGCCAAACCAATTCCGATGGTGGTAAGTGCTGTGGGCCACTGTGCGAGATCGGCAGGTCCATGCGAGATTGGTGCGCGTGGTAGATTAAGTGTGCGATCAATACCACTTGTGTCACCGATTGTCATGAAATCATGACCATCATGCATAAGTCGTGCGATTGATGACCCAAGTATCTCAACATCATTTGCATGCGTCGACAGTAATCCTGGGTACCCGATCATATCTGTATCGATATGTGGAATAGTGAGATATCGTCGCGGAATGTAATTCGGAATGACACAGTATCGACCATGTTTTGCGTATCGTTGTGCTAACGTGTCTGTTGACGTAGTCACAAGTGTTGCATCTTGACATGCTTTCTCGAGCATATGCCACGAATGTTGCGATGTACCGGAACGAAGATTTCGCGGATGCATGGCATCAAATGCGCCGTTCTCAGTATGAAGACGTGCGAGATCGTCATCCACATCGACAACAACTGCAACACCATGATTACGCATAATCGAAATTGCGTTCGCAAGATAACTATGCGTCACACGTTGAAAGACCATGACATCGGCATCTTGTGGTATATGAACTTCTTTCGGCTTGTTACCTTCCATTACAACATCGAGTCGCGGATGCGCACCTGGCATCTCAAGTGACACATCATGACCTAAACGTTGAAGTTCACGTGACGCCCAGATGAGACGATAATAACCGCAACCATGTATATCTGCGGGATAGACATAAATTTTCATTCTGTGTCGATTACCTCATGAAGATTGTTCCAATCACCGAATTTAACCGCCAATATTAAGATATCTCCGGTCCAGAACACAATGTCACCATTATGAGTGAATTCAACTCGTTCGACCTCAACGGATGTCTTATTTGCAGCCCATCGTGTGAACTCATACCTACGAAGACGCATAACTACCACCGACTCGGAAGACCCGACGTATTCTCACTGTCATGATGCCAATACCACGTGTGCTCGACAAGATGTCCAATCTTACCAAGCCGATTGCATTCAAGTACGAAACGCCAGTCTTCATCCGTGTTGCGTGCACGTGCTGTAGCGTCGCGTACGTCTGGTGTGTTGTATCCTACGGTCTGCGCAAGTTCCGTCTTTACAAGTGTCGTAACCGTCGTATGACGCGGATTCGCTGGATCCCATGGTTCAGTAAAATGTGTCTTTGGAAACACAGGATCATAGTCATAGATCTTTCGTCCAACTACGATCTTAAACCATGAGTATACGAAGTCATAATCTCCATCTTTTGCAAACTGCAGTAGATGGTCAAGATGATGCGGCATAAACTCATCATCGTCGTCAAGAATGGCCACCCAGGGGGTTTCCTTCGGGTTAACAGCCATAAGTGCACGTTGCCGCGTTGCGGGTGCACCTTCTCGCGCGGTATCGATTGCGATCGATAATGCGTGCGGCTTCTGTGTCTGTGTCGCTGCAGAATGCACGGCACGCGTAAGCAATGCATACCGAATGGGGATCGACGCTGTCACTACGGTGATACGATTATTAGTCATACTCATTCATTTCTCGAATCTTATTGGTAAGTCGGCGCCAGTCTTCAACGAAGTCGATATCATCAGTCAAGTCATCAATATAAACAACACGCGGATCAGGTGGTTCTACTGGCGGAATCTGTGGGCTGCATTCACCTCCCATGCACTGCCATGCTTCCCATCCACCGGCGCGGTCAAGTTCATCTTTACGATAAAGATTAGACACATATGTTAACGCCTGAAGCCACTCTTCATGATGTTCTGGCAGAAATGAGCATCCAAAGTCTTCACCCCATGCGCATCCTGTAAGCGCAGATGCACCGAGTCGGCAAAAGAATGTCCAGTCGTCATACGACTGCGTAATATGATCCATAGCATCATCTGTAAATCGAACATCACCAAGTAATACAAGTGTTCGTCCGGTGATACTCCACAATGATGATGAACGTAACCACACGTCACAACCGTTATCAGACAATTTAAGTGTGCGTGGATGCAATGTTGTACCACCCCCCTGGATCATGTATCGTGGATCATTGGGGGGTGCAATGATATTAATATCATGCACATTATGCTCATGTAATTGTCGTGCTGTCCGATCGATAAGACGTTCGGTATCACCATCTGCATTGCGTGGGAATGGCGCTAAATGTTTTGGCACACCTAGATGATTGCGCCATCGTGTCGCAGATCCACCTGCGAAGATAATAGCACGCACATTGCGTCCTTCATAGTTATATGTATTCGATATTATTTGTATAATATCACATATTCGTAGCAATGATATATGCATATGTGCATGTATTCATATCACGGACTCGCGACACATGTTAATACACCAAGAGGTTCGCTCACACCAGCAGTAGCATACAGCGAAATGTCATTGGCACCACCTGCATACCAATCGATCGACACTGCAACCGTATACTGTGTACTTGCCGGTGCAACGAATGTACCCGTAATACTTACGGTTCGAATGCTGCCAGATGCGAATTGATATTCAGCGCGTAGACCACCGGTTAATTGTGTACCAGTTGCGTCGCATACCGCACCCTGCTTATATCGTAGTCGTATGTAGCATGCGTCACCGACAGTCCCAGTTATTGATCCGGTATATGAATACGCGTATCGTGCACCAGCAATTAGATTTGCTGTCACCGCACCATCACCTGCGGCACCGAATGTTTCGATGTGGCCACCAGCATTTGTCGAAGTAATGCTTGCAGCCTGTACGTTCTGTCCGACCCAACCAAGTACATTGGCTGTAACTAATGATGTCCAGACGCCACTTTTACCTAATACTGGTGTACCTGTATCAAGCATTACACCAATCATACCGTCGTCTGGGATTGGCATACGCGCTGTTCGATCTGCAATGGACAAAAATCGTAAGACAAGTCGTGGTTCAACACCATTATTATATGATGCCATTGTAGTGACCATATTTGCTGCATCTGTCAGTGACGGTAGTATTAAACCCTGATTAGCACTCGTTGTTGGCATTTGACCTCTATGTAATGAGTAATGAAATCAGCGACGGATCAATGACACGGAACTCACGTGTCGTGATTGTTGTGCTTAATTTGTCATTAATATCAATGGTCTCTACAACATGTGTTGACCACTGTTGGCGATATCGAACACGTATGACATCAGATGGATCAAGTGTCAATAGTACAGGTGCTGTAAGACGCCATGTTTTTGTGAGACAGATTGATTGTGTCAGCAATCGACGTGCAAGTATACCTGCAGATGTAATGTCCATGACTGTGGGCGCCTTAACGACTTTGTTTCGACGTCCAAATGGACCATCCCACAATGTAGGGCTGGCTAAATTGTTATCATAAGCAGTCACACGTATTGGAATGGCGCCGTCGGCGCGTTCAACGACAACAGTGACAGCATTGTATATCTTTTCACGACTTATTGTCTGTGTGTAATCAACAAGTATACCGTCACTTTCATCGGTAAGTGACATTACACTTATAGGTGACGATACTACATATGGATTTGTGCGCAGTACTACGCCACCGACACGGTCACCAGCCCACAATAAATTAACGCCCTTTGATAGATCATCTAAAGCTTGACCATGATCAGTTTCCCACGTTAATGCTGGCGGTGACATTACAGGAACAATAGACGTGTTTACACTTACATTCGGCAACGCGTCGTGCACAATCGCTGCAATTTCAGATGCAAGTGTCGTCTTCGATGTCACCCAGGGGGTAATGAAATCGTTATTACACAAGTCATCGACAATGTCAAAACATCGAACTGTGGCTTGTCCAGTATCTGCGATATTCATACTACTGGGTTTACCTGCAAATAATGGGATATCTGGATATCCATTCATACGTGCGCGAACAAATACCCAGTCAGTAAGAGGATTCAATAGACCACTGTCAATAATGTCACGATTAACCGTGATGGGTAATGCACGTGTCACACGCGCATTAACATTCGCATTCAATGTCAATGCGATGATAGGTATATCCACTGCGCGTACACTTGGTGGACTCACTGTCATTATAAGTTGGCACGGATACCCACCCGTAAGTGCACGGTAGTGGTCAGTCGTAATAGACCACATTAGAAACTGTCATCCTTTGCCAGATCAAGCCATGTTGCATATGAAGTTGATACCACAAGCCATGACATACCTGATGCTGCTAAGCTACCCCATGTTGCATTTGGCGGTGGTACAGCATTTCCACCTACAAGATTAGTAGGACCTGCAGGCATGTTTGCGACTGCAAATGGCACACTCCACGTTCTACCCGGCATGCGCATGTCAGCACGGTCAGGTCGTGACGCCGTAACATTGTCAGCCGCAATGTAGTCACTACCATATGAACCCCAGCCGTAGTCAATACTCGGTAGCTGGAGTAGTAGTACACGACCAGACATAAGAATGTCATGCACATGCGTCGCATCCGCCGCTTGACGTGTAATGAGACTTAATGCGCTCGTTAAATCACGACGCATCATTGTCGTAACTGCTGGACGTGCTGCATTAAGAATTGGAAAGATGCCACTTCTCGACGCATAAGCATTGGCGTCAAATGCTGAAAGAGTGACAGCATTGTCAGTTGGGCACGGCTGATTTGGTGAAGTGTCAAGTGAGACGCACAAGTCCAAATTCGGACTTAATGGATCACGCAACCATCCAGTAGTACTGACGATATTAATCGTGTTCGAGATCAATATTGTACCTTGCGCGCATACGACATAGTACACATTAGTGTTTAACGGAACTTCATTGTCCCAAAACACAATGTGCGAATCAGATGGCGTAGCTGGACTACCACGAACAGATGTACGTGTACCATCTGGTGTGACACGATGCACATATACTGCAGTTGTGCCGAGTACCGGCCAGTCAATTACAATAAGTGCAGACGCTGCAGTGCATGTGCCACTGAATGCATATGCCGTCGCATTACTCCGCGGTGTGCCACTTTTAGGCCATGCGCCTTGCTGTTTTGCCACAGCATTTATGACGAATACAGGTGGACTAGCGGCACCAGTACGTACGAAGTATCCACCCGACATCGATCGCAACCGTGATGCGTCGAAACGAGCTACATTGTTTACGACTGCAGTCGTAGTCATTACGCGCATATATTATACCCGCTCAAAGAACAATGTCCCACGAACATTAACATTTGCAGGCGCATTACACCGAATCACGAAACCAGTTGCCACGGCGTTATCCGGAGTACGGTCACGTGGGAAGTCATACATAACCAACCCACCATTAGGCGTAAGCAACCATTCATCAATCGGTGTGATAGTAGTTGGTTCATTCGCCGCCGCCCACGATGATGCTGCAGTAAACCCTGCGACGATCGATCGACCATATGTCTGGTCAACAGTCACTGCCGTACTATTCGTGCCCGGCGGCTTCGTCGCAAATGTACATGCACCGAGTTCAACAAGTACCGGCACATTTGCAGCCGTCACACCGTCAAATGCAACTCTAAATCCAATGAGATCGACACCAAATGACGCCGGAGCAAGCACACCAAGAATCGTACGCGCAACACCCGCAGACAATGCAACAGCACCTTCAGTGTTAGCGCCATATCCAGCCTTCATGTTATCCTTTCTAAATTACTTGTTGTGCGATAATGCGGTCCCACAGGACATGTGCACCAGTTGTAGCACTGCCTCTTATTAATGTAGTACTACTGCCAACCATGACACGAAGATGCGTATATCCTGGTGGCACAAATATACCATGAGACGACGCAAGCCAAACCGTACCACTTACTGGGTCGACACCACCAGATGCGACGATTCTACTCCACGGGAAATGTGAACCAAGTGCGCGACCTACCGCTGTCGCGCCACAGATAGCGACACCTGGGCTAGCAGAATTGGCAAAAAATGCAAGTATAATATATGCGGTAATGTCATTCAAGTTTGATTCATCTACTGCGGTACCAAATAGATCATCAGCTGATCGAATGAAGCCATTCGCAGTCCAATATTGACCAGGAATCACAGGAATAGGATTCGAATACATCCAGTCAATAACAAGATGTGCACCACCTGTCGCCCAGGGGGTAAAGAATGCTACAACTTTTGATCCATGCACATAATTTGACGTTGCCTCAATGTCCAGTGAACGTACGAGCACCGTTGTTGGGTCTGTCACACCACCAACACATCGTTGGTATGTCCAATTTGCCGGCATCGCACCTATGGCGTCAGTATCAAATGTCGAGTTTAATATTGCATTCGAACTAGGAATTGCTGAGAGTGTACCGACGATAACCCATGTTGGACCTTGACGCGTAACCATAACAAGATCCGCAAGCTGTGGTTGTACCTGTAAAATGTACGTACAATCAACATTAGAACCTCCAATGTTAACCGTCACAAGTCCTGCATTAAACCGCGTAACACATCCAATACGTGTCACTGTTGGGTCAGTCTGACTTCCAATGATCTCAGAAGGAAGCTGCGGTAATCCAGGTGATTGCATATGAATCCTAGATCGCTAATGCCGGTCGTGGCCGACGGTATAAATCACTGGCACTAAGTGTGTCTACAATGCCGTTTCCAACCTGCTGACCGGCCGCATACGGATCGATATCAGATCCTGTATGAGGGATGCTGACGGTCACGTTGACCGCGCCAATGTTGAGCGATGCACCATCGCCACCGTTTGCCATCTGTGTGACGTATGCATTCGATTTTTGCGAACTAAGAATCTTAAGCAATCCATTCCGGTCATATTGCATCAATTCGGGTCCTTTTTCACCGACCCAGAATGGTGCACCACCTGGCGACTCAACTCCACCACTAGCGTGTCCACCAAACGTACTGTAATAATAACTTGAGTACGTCAATGCCATACCAGCACCAATATCATTTCGTAAATTGCCAACCGCAGCCCTCACACCTGCAATGGCGTTCAATGCACCCCATGTGTCAATGTGTATTGCGGCGCCACTACGTAGCGCACCAAATAGTTCGCTTGCCTGTGTATGCAGATTTGCTACATTCTGTTGCGCTGTACGTAGTTTGTCGCCAAGACCTGGTACCCAGCCGAATGCTGCAACGGCTGTGTTCAAAATCATACTTAAACCATTTAAGAACACATCCACGAAGTATTGAGCCGCAAAGACCATGAGTCGGAAACTATCAAGCGTGATCGACATAAACCCGCGTGTAACATCACTACCAACAAGTATCGCGGAAATAAGCATCTGTATGCCAATGACCATGCCATCGATCATATCTTTGATCTCAGCCTTATGATCAATGAAAAGCTGCACCCATTCCTTTACATCCTTCTTTATTTCCTTAAAGTCAAACTTCGCAAAACTTGCGGCAAGACCTGGAACATCAGCGCCAACTTCCTTCAGGTATCCTTTAATATCGGCGATAGCCTTCTGAAAAGTTGTCACACCAGTAGTCGAAAGCCAGTCAATAGCTTTCTTAATAGTTGGAATGAATGGCGCAACAAAGGTCGCAGCTGTCTGCGCCATTGTGTCTTTCATTGTAGACCAGAGTCCACCAAGCGTCTTGCTCTGTGTCTGCATTGCATTCGCGACACCAGGAAACTTCCGCATACCGTCAAGTAGAATCGCCACGCCGTCCGCGGCATTAATGCTACCCGCCGATAGTTTTTGTTGTGCTTCAGCCGTTGTGATACCGTAATGCGCTGCAATGACCGCGACACCACTAAAACCTGGCAATGCCTCAGAGATCTGCATGACCTCTTCGTATGCCAGTTTGCCTTTCGATGCGATCTGACCAAACACCATTGAAAGCTGCTGAATGGTGTAGTTCCCACCATTCTCACCCAGGAGACTGGCGATTCCGCCTGTAATGGTAAGATAATCTTTCAATTGTGCATTCGTCATGTTAACACCCTTGGCAAACGCAACGAACCTCGTTGCCGCAGGCAAAATGTCAGACAATTCGAATGGTGTGAGTGCCGCAAATTGCTTCAATTCTTCGAAGATTGCGGTGCCTTCTTTTACCGAGCCAGTCAATGCTTGAAACTTCAGTTGTGACTGTTCCCAGTTAACTGATGTTTCAATACCCAGTTGAATGAAACTTTTCACCGCGTTTGTTGCCATGCTAATCGCATTGCTAACGAGACTTGATATCATCTGAAACTTACTGGCGAGTATACCACCCATGAAGCCAGCAGCAATGCCTACCCCTGGGATTGCGCCAAGTAATCCCATGATGCCACCGCTACCACCACCTTTTAAGAGTTCAGAGATACCATTCGAACCTTCTTGTGAACCTCTCTTAATTGATTGGCCCATTCGTTGTGCTTGACTATCGATAGATTGCGCCGTTTCCTGAAACTGGTGTGACATACTACGAAAGTCACCGTTACTTTGTTCCGCGGCACGACGAAAATCTGAACCAATTGATGACCCAGTTGACCGTGCAGAATCCTGCATATTATGCAATGACGATGTCGCAGAACTACTGCCTTCTTGCATAGTTCGTCGAATACTTGACGCAAGACTAGAGAAATCACGTTCAATCGACTGCACAACTTGTGTCGCAGCCCGTTGTGTTTTCATTAGTTGTGCGTCAATACCGGTCTGCAACTGCTGTGCAAACTTTGTCAGATCAGCATTGATCTGTACCGCTACCCGATCGACAACTGGATCCGCCATGATTACCTCAGCTACGTTGTCTCATCTGCGACATTGCGATCTGGTTCGACATCGATGCGTCTTCATCGCCAAGCCACCAATCAGGTGGTGTCATACCTGTCAGTGTCGATTCGTCTGTAATCTCATGTGCGTAAATGATACGATCAATCTTCGCACGATTTTCGTGAGACAATTGTGAAACCATCCAATAGTAGATCAAGTTTAATCGTCGTGCGAAACTGATTCCCCCTGGGTCGACAGATCGGCTTGCGCACCAGCCATCGAATTCGTGCCATCGTCGCCCGGCAACGACACGACAGAGTTCAATGACTGCACCGTAGGGCGCATGCCATAACCCTCCATAATGTGTTGGACAATCTTAAAGATTGTGCGAAGTCCAATCTTTCGATTCTCCACCATCATTCGTAATGCAGTTCCTGATGGTTCATCAAGAACGAGATCAAGGAATCCAAGGAACAATGCCATCGAACCCTTTGGATCATCATTCTTAAGTGAATCCAATGATGACGCATACGCCATCGCATCCACCGAGATGTCACCCAGGGGGTTGAACGTTATGTCATAAATCTCGAATGATTCAACAGGATCTGGCGTAAAATTTTTCATACATCCTCCAATGTCATAAATCGATCATACCAGGTTGTAGTAACATATCACGTCTGGTCGATATACTAGAACCATGGGTACGGTAAGTATCACACATCGGATAGATCTCGGCGCAATCCATGCCGTTCTTACATCACCGGGACGAGGCGTTGCACAAGACATGTTTCGTCGTGGTCATAATGTAGCGGCACGCGCAAAGAAGAACCTTGCATCGAGTCCGAAACGCATCGATACCGGATTGCTTCGTTCAAGTATCCAGGTACGCATGCTTCTCATGAATGGGTCGATTGCTGTTGACATATCGACAAATGTGTTTTACGCACGATTCGTGCACGACGGTACCGGACTATATGGTCCTCGACATCGTATGATCGTGCCGATTAACGCGAAAGTACTTCGTTGGACGAACGGTCGCAAGACGGTATTCTCAATGAAGTCACGCGGTATGCGTCCGAATCCATTCCTCAAGAATGCGTTACGCGCAGCACGTGACTGACCGTTTTAAACTATTTTCACGTAAACGTCAGATCATCGTAGATGACATTTGATCTTCTTCCCCTGGTAGAACTAACCAGGTGATTTAAAGATCAACATTCACATCCAATAAACAATGCAAATGCGACATCCAACTCGGTTCCACCACATCCACCCTGTGGTCCAGCCACCATTTGTGCGCCTAAATTAAAATCGGCGATGAGTTGCGGGGCTGCATCATACCAACCCTGCAGTATGCATCGTACGGTTTCACGCACTATGAACGCGTCAGACATTGCGATGTATGATGCGTCGCGCAATTCAGTTGGTTCAGGTGCGACGCCGTTTTCATCTGGCACAGGTACGCATCGAACAACTGACACACCGAGCTTAATGACGAGTAATGGTTGACCACAGTTACTTCTTGTATTTGAATCATCGTTCGGGAAGAAGTTCGATGGATACATCTGTTTTACGGTGACGGCAAGTTGTCCACAGTCACATTGATCCCATACGATCTCACCGAATGTTACGATTTCACGATCGACCGTTCCACCTATCGATGACCCAAGTGCGACACCCACACCGGTAACGATACACGAACAGATATCAATGATTCGTGTCTCAGATAGTACGGCCGGCGGATACATCACACACCTGCGATCGTATAATTATCGCCATCAACATCATATACGCGTGATCGTGTCTTAAGACCATTCGGATTAGTCGTACCAATAAACATATCGCATAAGTGTAGACCCACACGTCCATTGAGAAACACTTGATTAGGATCAAGAAAGTTCATTGATATGCCTTGCCGCGACAGACTTTGTACCGGCTTGGGCAAAGCACAACTCTTGTCACAGAGAAGCAACTTAATAAACTGAAGTGCCAGTTCGCCAAGCGCCATTTCACCCAGGGGGGTAAGCGGTTGGCCAACGATAACCTCAACCGACCACGTTCCTACCTCAGTATCATCTTTACTGAGATCATTGCAGACCGGCCATTCAAGACCTCCAAGACGTATCAGCTTCCGATAGTCATCGACACGGTAATCCGTCGCGGGATCAAGTGTGACACCGTCTACCTTCACGTCGCCGATTCCGCTAACCGGTGGCGGAAGCAGCACTTCAGAGATCGCCGAACACGAACATGTTCCCGTACAGCCACCGCCACATGTGACGTTCGACCACACGCCACGATAGAAGATAGGGCGTGGCCATTGTCCCCACTCCCACCACATGCCGCGAGGACCCCAAACGCCTTCGTAGCACTCACGTCGACATGGCCGTATGGTTACACTACAGGCGCCAAATTGATGCCCGGTGAGGTCGTCAAGGACACTAGCGGCTGCCGCGATGGCGACGCCCGACACCGCGCCGGATCCAGTGGGCAACGCGCACGTCCATGTGGGTGTCCAGCCCGCGCACGGCGTGTTAGGAACTGGACTCATAACTTCCTCCTATAGGTAATGGGCCCGGACGTGGTGTCCGGACCCACGGCCCGTGTCATCTATAGTGCAAACTACGTAAGAACGACGGCACCGCATGCGGCAGTAGGCGGCGTCTTCGTTGTAACATTATATGCATAATGCTCAGTTGTCACAAAACCTACACCATCAAGATAGTCATTCGGCTTCGTGGCGGTTGGTTTTGCACCCCAAGCAGCGTTCACAGCTTTCGACTCGCATGTAAACTTGAATTGTAGGACGCCGTTCTCGATCGACCAGTCACCAATCTTGGCATTACCGAGGTTGCCCCATGCCCAGTAGAGGTATCGCTGGCTACCCCCTGGGTCACATGCGGCAGGACCGGTGACGTTTTGCCACGTTTCAAGCGAGAATCGAACGGTCACCAAACCTTCACCAAATGCAACACCTGTACCCGTTGCGGATGTCGACAGCAGTCGGTCACCAGTAACAATTACGATGAGATCTGGATCCATGGTGCACAACATCACTTCGAGTTCAACGCGCTTGAGCTGTGGCGCATCTTTCTCATTAACGCAAAGTGCGCCATTTGCATTACGCTGAATGAACTCAGCACCATCTTCGTACTGTGGCGTTGACTTGATGCTGATGAAACCATCCGATGTAACAACGCCGCCACCCACACCAGACACCGGAATACCACAGGTGTCTAGTTTAATGACGCGCATCAGTCGACCTTTAATCGCAGCTGCGCAGAATGCGGTCATGTTTTATCTCGCTTACGTTGGCGGTCGAACTTCGTTTGGCTCCACATCGCATATTGTGCATGTAATACAGACTGGAATCGCAAACAGACAACAGTCAAATGCCATTACGTATGTACGTTCCGCAATAGCGTGAATGGTATTCGTTGTGCGATCGATACTACCTGGCGCGCCGAGCAACCGTGGTGTACTTCGATATCCGAATACCGAACCGGTACCATAGATCCATGCCGCACCGATCGGTGGCATTGATCCGTCAGGTCCCGTACCCGGATAGCCATTCCCTGCAATGACGATGTTACCGTTTGACGTGCGCAGTCGATTGCCATCACGTGAGATAAGAACACGTGATGCAAAGACTGGAACGGCGCCGATCGGCATATGAATATAACCGACGCCATTCGTGCATTTCGCCATCTCGAGTTCGAGTGCAGCGAGTGCGCAGACGGGATCAAACCCAACACCGGTGACGACATCGGACGCCGGCTGCAATGTAATGGGGTACAACCCATTCTCGATGATCGCAGCATCAGCGGCAAGGTGTGGCAATGCTACATTTGCCACACCGTCGATCGTACCGTTCCAGAATGCCTGCTCCACCAGATACGATTCGAATCCAAGAAGCGCAGCGGTCGCGGTTGCATCGGCATTCTCATAAAAGTCTACAGGACTGCAATCAATCTCTGTGTATACGGTGAATGGCGTGGCGCCGCGACCATCAAAAATCGCGTTCGCACCTTTACCCGATGGAATTCCCGACGCATTTGGTGCAGATGTGATGCACTCATCATACGTCGTGTCGGCACCACCACAATTTGACCGCCATGTTACACCAGCCTGCCAATGTACATTACTTTCAGATCGCATATCAGCAACGGAAAGCAATCCATACGGTGATGGCAATGTAGACGGTGGATCGACGAGGAGGCGCATGTTACGTGGCTGTTGTGGCTGTACCATGCCATCCTCCTCGTCGACCTAACACGCCCCCGATATTCACCTGGCCGTGTTACTTAGCAGCTCGGGCAGGTGAAGTCAACCGGCGCGCCGGTAACGCCGTTCGGGCAGATCGGAACGGTGACCACAAGCGACTGATGACCAATCTCGGCAACGAGGAAGAACTCCTCGGACCAAGCCGCCGTATGGTCATTCGTAGCGTTGAGCGTCGAGTCACGAACAACACCCAGGTCGAGCGTGAGGCCGTTGCCGCGGAGGAAGGTACCCGCGGCATATAGCAAAAATTTCACGGTGGTCGGCCAAGTGGTCATGTACGTCCCGACACGACCCGGGAATCCCGCGGTGCGAACCTGCCAGTCCTGAACGAACTGCACCCGAACATTCCGCAGCGTGAACCACGAACCAATCATCGCATTCGTTACGGCGAACGCGTAGTCAGGCGATGCAAACATCCGCTTCGCCAGGTCAGCCCTGATCTCTGCAAGAATCCACGACGGCAGTACGCATTCGAGAACAGCCGAATCCGCCATTGCGAACCGCGTGCGATAGTCGGTAACCTGCATCTCGATCGCGTCGAGCACCGGAATCGCAACACCCATGCCGGTAACGCAGACCGAGACGGAAATCGATCGTTGCACAAGCGCATTAATCATCCATGCGTTCACCCGATGGGCATGGTATACATTCACCAGTCGAAGGAAGTCCGCCAGCGCCTCGGGCCAGGCATCGGTGGCAAGATTACCTGCGGTAATGCAGATTCCTTCACCCTCAAGCCGCTCTTCGCTGAAGTCAGCACATGGAACTCGAGCGCATGTCTTACTACCAGACTGTGACGTACCGGTAGCAGCCGCGACATCTTGCGTCTCATTCCAGTGCCATAGTCCGGCGCTACCGGACAGATCACCGAACGACGGCGAGGTAGGCCAACGAAGTCCGCCACGACGAATACCGGTCGTCGGAAGGTCAAGAAGACCATCAGTATCAGCGATGTTGTAGAAGTCGTAACGAATCTCGCTTGGCGAACACCAACCACCAGCCGCAACGAGCGCCTGCGGATTTGCAGCTGCCTGCATGACGGCCCATGTGTCATCAGGACTCGACGTGTCGTCAAGCGTATACTGGAATTTCCGCTGCAACGATGCAACCGGATACCGCGGCGCGTAACGCCAGTCTTCATTCGCAGAGAACGTCTTACTAACTGGCAGCGACCGTGCCCGCGACTGGAACGCACGAACCAATGCGGCCATGTCGTTCAGCCGTCCACCAGTTGTGAAACCAGCAATGTCAGCTGAAGCAACAAGAACGGATGCTGCAAACTCATCGCGAAGTTTCGGCGCATTTCCCGCGGGAACCTGTGCCGCAGCGTCGGAAAGACGTGCATTCAGATTTGCATTCGAGTTCTTGAGAACATCGCGTACATCAGTTGTACCAGCGGCAACAACGGCCGGTACCGCAGCCTGTGCCGTTTCATCTGAATGCGCATTATTCGTACCAGTCTCGGCATGAATACGACCGCGTACAGCCTCACGTTGTGCCAGAGATTCAGCGGCGCGGGCGGCACGATCGGTACGTGCAGTACGAATATTGTCGACACCATCCGCAAGCGCCGTCATCCGCGACAGACCCTCGGCGTCGGTGTTTTCATCGTCATCAAGCGTATCAAACTCAGCCATTGCTGAGTTCTCAAGCGTTTCAAGTTCCTCGTCGGTCAGCGTGCTGAGATCCGCAGGGATCTGAACCCCGCCGCCGTTTTCCTTCGGCATGTTTCCCCCGCTCTCGGGTAAATCAGGGCCCGGAAGATCTCAGTGGCCTTACCCGTCATTGTACCATAAAGGTGATGGTGTACTACGATCGTGAATTTCTGATGGCAGCCGCGATCGATTTACGATCAGTACTAATGCCAGCAGATGTCATACCACGCGGGTTTCTGTCACCACGTGGTGTGGGTGTCGATGTCGTTGTCGACCCAGGGGGCGTAGCAGCATCCGCACTTACGGATGTCGTACCGGTGCGTGCACGTTTTCCACATCCACACATATTACATCTCCTTATGTACACGCGATCGTAGTTCCGCACGTCGTATCTCTGGTCCACGGCCGATTCGTCGACCGAGACTTAGTTTCATCTGTGCCATTACAACACGAATCTTTTGCATTTCAACATTCATACGCTGTACTTCACCTAGAAGGTCAACATCTGCATCTGTGATAACACCAGACGCAACGAGCGCAAGTTGCTGTCCACGATTGATGCGTGTCGACAGTCGAGGTACCGGGAATCCTGGAACATTCACGGCGAGCATCGCGACAAGTCGAAGCTGTCCACCGATTCGTCGCCAGTCACCAGACAGTTTTGCCGCACGAAGTTCAGCCAGACGTGCTGGTGCAATGTCAGACCGCACCGTGCCTGAGAACCAGATACCGAACGAATCATTGCCCGTGACAACATCAGCGACGCGTGTTCCGGTATTATCATAATGCTCGATCGCTTGCTGCGCGGTGACACCAAATGTCGGCGCATGCCCAGTGCCAAGCGTGATACATCCGGTAGCAACCGACTCATTGCCACCAGCGGTGATGACCTCACCGAGCATAAAGTAGTCGTGTCGTACCTCGTAGGGCGGCTGGACACAAGCATCCTGCACGCTGGTATGACACGTACCAAACAACGCGGCATGCCCGTAGATGTGACCTGAGGCCGTAATCGTCAACGCCGTTGGACGAGTGAGATGCTGATCAGTGAACCATTCGGCCGGCGGTTCGATGTTCAACTTTGCGCCTGCGGTCAACGCTCGAACATTCATACTCATTGTCTCACTCGTAAATGGCTGCGGTACTAGACCAGCGTCACGTACATGTCGTGCCATATGTGCATATGCAGTGTGACGTTCTGATAATGACATACTCAATGTTGCATCGGTAAGAAGATTACCGATAGCCGCAAGACATGCATTCACATTTGGTCGTAACGGCGTACCATCTGCATTGATCTCATGATGCAGGAATGAACAATCCGACCGATGTACCGTTCCTGATTTCGGTACGCCGCCTACATGACCGAACGCTTCGCGTGCCAACGTAAGCGCAAGTCGTGGCGCCAGTCTGCGTTCGGCGACGGTACCATCCCACACACCAGATGCAACGACGGTGACTTCCGTTTCACCTTCACCAGACGACGTAGGTGAAGTAGCGACATCGCCAGTTGCCATCATGTTGTCACCCGTTCCTGACCCCCTGGGTGACTGCGCGACATCAGGCATCATCGGCATTGGTGTAGCAGGTGGCATATTTGCCAACCATACCTGAGCTTCAACGAACGCAGGAAGACTAACAAGCGTGGTGCCACGAATGCGACCTGCGTGAAATATCATCTTCTCTGGCGGCGGGCCAAAAAGATCCATAAGACTATCGTTGCCAGACCCGGAATCCTCAGCAGCCAACTCGCTTTCCCCGACCGGTGCCTCGGGGAATACCGCCTCAACATCCGCATCCTTCACACTATCGACATCGACAGAGTTACCGCGTAAGAACTGTTCACGCATCTGTCGCTGAACTTCAACACCATCTGGATTGTTCAGGTCAAGTACACCGTTACCACGAATGACAGCTGGGTTCGCTTCATCACGCCAGATGTTATCGATTCGACCGACGATAACCGAACCTGCGTGTCCTTCAGATGAGTACTTCTGCCACGATACCGGAAGCGGTGGCTCTGCCCATGTCGTGCCACCTTGTACAAACTCGCGTCCATCGCCAGTTGTAACGCCTTCAACTAAGAGTACACCTTCCCACGCAGAGTCAGATGTTAGCCCAAGTTCCTCAACATCCGATACCGCAACGCCGGCGGCCGGTTCATTTGCATATAATGCTGCAAGCTGGCTATCAGCATCCGCCTGGCTAGCGTGACATCCCATAACCTCACCGGTAGTATCCTTCACGACCGCGTATGGTTTGGACGCGTCACACCGACTATTCTTCTCAACCTTGTACGGCATTTAATCCCCCGACAATGGTATGTCTGTGTGTTGCGGTCCGAAGGCTACTCTGAGTCGATCAAACTCTATCGCACCGGTGCGTGTCTTCGCCGTCTCAAGAAGTGTCGTGTCACCAGAGTATGCTAGACACACGTGCGGAACCCAGGGGGAATGCTGTTCCGGTAGTGGTTGACCAAGTACCGCGGGCAGTCCAGCACCTATGGCGTCGTGAATCTCTTCGAAACAATCGCATCCGCCAACGTTTACGATGATGGATGGCTCATTACCGTCTGGGTTCCAAATGGCGGCACCGAATACATTGCCTTCCATGAGACCAAAATCATTCGCAACACGTGTGCAGTAATCCGTCACCTGCGCGTACGTATCGGCGGAAAAGTCTGCGGCATTCCCAAGATAAAACAACGTTAAATGCAATGCAGATGCTGGTTCACCCCTTGGGATGATCAGTCGGTTTGCATCGTAATCAGTCATACGAAGTGCGATCATCACACCTTTATCGTCGACTGATGACTCATTAATGACAAGTGTGTCCAGGTTAAGTCGACCTTCAAGAAATGCGACAGCTTGTTCAGTTGTAAAACCTGTGTCATCAACGATATCAAACTGTGCATTGTCAGGATCAGTCAATGGCGTCGTCATATCAATCTCCTACAACTCGAGCACGAACACGCCATGCTCCTTTTGAACTTGTCGGTGGTGTAACTGCTAAAATACGAAATTTCGTACCAGCAGCTAAAAGTAGTTCATTTTCATTTTCATGCTCAGAAACGGCACTAACAAATGCACCATGTGTGCCCTTAGGTACTTCAATTTTCATTTTTACTTCGCCAACGAAACTACGTTGGCTATATGATGTCGAAGTAAATCCTTTATCTTGTACAGTTTTACCAACAAGTGCATGCAATTCTGCGCCATTTGCTATACCAAATGCGCGCAAATTTGTACCACGTGATGTTAGTACATGTTGAGGAATTGGCCGCATAGCAGCTTGCACATGATGAACTTCATCAATCATCGATTTGGCTTCAGGCGATCCCTCACGTAGATACTTACTCGTTGACCCAGTACGTAGATACGAATTCATTGGCACGTATGCTACGGATGTATATGACCGAATTGCCTCATGTGATTTAGTGGTCCACGGTTCAGCGAAACTTTGGAGCGTATCAGCTCGTTTTGCCGTAATATGCGCAAATTCACTACTTGGTATGCTGGAATCATACGATGGATTTTTATACTGCGGTACTCCAGAAGGTTCATGTACAGATGACGAAGTTGGCACAATCGATACGGCTGCGCCTTTATGTGGCGACATCGGTGTCGATACCGCAGGTGGTGATGTTTTCGTCTTTATCGACGAAGTTGGTGCCTTACCGGTTATTGCATGCGCTTTGCCATTAGATGTACTAAGATAATCTACCGTACGTTTGGTGTATGCGTGCGTATTAGTAGTAGCACCACTTTGTGCAGTATGATGTTCATCTAGTACACGCAAGACATCAGCATGCGACATACCCGTTACCGCGGCCATTACTGATGTCTTAGCATAAATCTCTGATGGCTCCGAAGTTGGACTTAATCCATGTTTATTCGCAGCCATAATAACGACATCTTTTGTCGACTGCGGCACATGCGCAATCGATGCATCTGCACCTTCATGCGCCGATATCGGGCGAATGCCGATATGTGATGTACTAGCCGTAGGTGTTTTTACTTCATTATGTGTCTGTGGTGCTTTCTTTTCAGCAGACACAGTTTTCTTCAGCGGAGTCGCCGTATGTGAGGCAACTGGATTTGTCTTTGTTATAGTGTCATGCGTTGACTTTGCATTTGCATGCGCCTCAAGTACAGCTTTCGTACCCTTTGGTGTCTTAACCCAATCAGTTACCTTATCGGTATACGGACTTTCGCCACCCTTCTTACCGGCAAGTGCATGCTGCTTATCAAGTACTTTCAATACCTGCGCATCTGTCAACTTCGCATGTTCAGAATCGCCAGTCTTTGTATGTTGCACACCGTCATAGATTTTCGATGCAGGCCAACACGGTGACATACCTTTTGTGGTGAAACCTTTGAACTTATCGTATATCTTTTTCTGTTCGGCATCAGGAATGTGATCGATACCAATAGTTGGATGTGCGGATATTTCGTGCGACATACCCGCTACCGGCGCTACACCGCCACCGCCACCGCCACCATGATGTTCTGTAGTCGTTGTCGTCTTCGCACTACTTGATTCTTTCGTAGGAGTTGTACCTTTATAACCCTTACACGGTCCTGGGTGCTTCGGTGCCTTACAGAATTCAGAATGCCAACGCCGAACATATGGCGTATATCCACCTGATGCAACAACGGTACCCACATGCGGTGGATCAAGGTTAAATCCAATTGAACATCGACAGTTAACAATCTCTTCAGGTGATCCAGATGGATCACCTGGATGATCAAGCCATGTATCACCAATGGCAAACTTAGAACCCAGGGGGACGGTTTGCCCCGCGGCAATGCGATGCGTTGGCCGTGTACGCGCATCAGGCGTACTCATCCATTCCTTCGTACCGCGCATACCAGAGAACTTTACCTGTGTGGTCGATGCCGCGTTCATCGCACCAATGACCTCAGTACGCGCGATGGTCGTTGCACGAGGTGCTGACAACTGCGCGGACTGAATGATGCGATTACGAAGTTGCGGAATCGATTCACCCTTTTGCATACCAATAGAGAGTTCGGTACGCGCTACCTCCCAGATATGATCACTCACACCTACAAGACGATTTCGTGCCGCAATTATGATCTCGAAACTTGTTGTAGGCGGTATCTGCGTTACACTCAATACAGGAAATAGCGACGTGATAGACATGACGATGGCGGACGCAGCTTCATCATACATCGACGTGACGTAATCATTCAACTGATTGTCAACCTCATCAGTCCACATGCTCGACAACCCCGATAGATCGTCAGGCGTCGGCCCGTACGGCTGTGTTGAGGCGGCTAGGGAGGCGCGTACGGCGGTTTGGCTCAGCGTCGCGGCTACCCGCCGCAACACCGACGTAACCGCTTTGTCGACAAGGTAGTCACTATGCGCGATGACCTTCTCGATATGCTCATGACTTGGACCATGTATGCGTTTCGGCATGTTATCACACACTTACAGATTCAAGCGACTGCGACGGTTTCGTATTGGGCGGACCGATCGGCGTCTTATTTCCAGGTGTAACATTCACCGGTTTCGCCGATGGTCCTTGTGTCTGCTTAGGTCCAGGAGGAACAGGTGCCACATTCGATCCGGGTGGACCAACCGGACCGGTCGCATTCGACCCAGGGGGAACTGGCCCCCCTGGGATTCCGGGTGTCGCCGGCTCGGGTGGATTCAATGATTCATCACCGGTCAACTTTGCCGCAGCCTTTAGCGACTCCGCGCCCGCACCGAGTGCGATGCGCTTCAATACCATGTCCTTCAGTTCATCCGATGTCGGCGCATCAACTTCCTCAAACCCAGCCTCACGACGAAGTGCGGTACCACTCAGTTCACCACGGTCATACAGACCGGTAGCGGTTCCGGTACGATCTGGCTGTTGTGACAATCCGGATGTGTCATACCAGATGATGTACTGTCCGCCATCCGGTGCGACCGTATCCACGCCGATCGACTTTAGCAATGGATGAAGACATCCAGTCGTCAGACCCGCGCAGATGAGTTCGGCAAGTGGCGAGATATAAATCTTAATGGCAGCTTCTTCAAGTTGCCATTGCCCCCAATGGTTTACGCTCGCGACACCAAGAAGAATCTCGGCCGGTAGTGTCAGTGCAGTAGCCAATCGCTTCAATGCCTGCATACGGTTCTCAAGTACGTCTTCATGCATGATCGTATCGAACGTAAGATGTTTGAACGCCTCAATGTACTGTGACGGTACGCGAATCGGCATCGGAAGTGCAGCCGATGCCGAACCCGGGTTCTGGATACTCTTCGTTGCAACGTCAAGAAGTTCGGCGATAAACGGATCAGCGGCGTCTTTATATGGACCCTTACCGGGGAACTGTACCTCTTCGGGAATAAGAAGAACACCGTTTAATGCCAGTCGTGATAGCAACACCGACACGATGTACCGGTTGTAGTAATCCACTTCCCGCATGATTGGGATGGCAGACTCGCATGCGCTCGATGCCTTCCATCCGAACTGATCATCCGGTCGCCAGACGCGAACGACCATCGACTCTTCGGCAAGATCGCGCCATTCGTTCATGTCGACCATGATCTCATACTTGTTCCGACTTCGTGCACCAAGTATGCCGAGCACGCCACGTGACTTGATCCGGATCTCATCAGATGAGTAGACATGCCACATACGTTCACGTGTGACCGGATCGTCCTCGATGACGAGATACGTATCACCCGGAACCGACAGGTGAACGGCCATGCGTTCCAACATCGCGGACTGTCCGCCAATACCGCCCGCCAAGCCGGCTACAAGCTGCGCAACGGGTCCGTCGACGATCGGCGACGGATCCTCCCCGGGACGGACGACAGCGGCTACAAGACGAACGCGGGACATGCAACTACCAAGCCAGTCGTGTACCGCGAAATGCAGTTCACCGAGCGTCCGATAGAAATTCCACGCTTCTTGCTGCCACTCAACCGACTGGATGACGAGTGAACGCGTCATCTGCGTGTCAAGGTTCTGTGCCGACGCCGTCATTGCGTTAAACGGCTGTAATGCATTAGAGACCGACGCCGGTGGACGGCGTACCGGTCGACGGTCACTCATAATTTCCCCCGATTAAAGTGTGATCCAGTCATCCGCCAAGATGTTGCACTGTGACGGTTGCCATGGCATGATAACATCATTTATCGTCTTGATGTCGATATGCGCAGCATATGTAATTGTTGATCCGACAAGATTCGGCATTGCAATACCGAGTGGTCGATCCGGTGCAACAACGATCGTCGAACCTGGCACATATACAAGCCAGACATTATCTGACCACGCAATACGTGTAATACGTTGCCCGTGTAAGAGTGGTATAAGTGCGTCACCAAATGTCATTCTGGTTCCTTAGATGCGATAAGTCCCGTAACGGTCGATGCCGTGCAACCAAGTAGAACCCAGATAGGCCATGGCCACCATGACTGATGCATGACACATGCAATGTATAATGCAAGTCCCGTTGTCAGTGCGCCTGCCACCCACGTGCCTGCGCACCAGTCGCATTGTGTCAAATATGACAACCAATGTTCTTCGCCTAACTTATGGTCGATCCACACTCGTACTTTGCGTATAGGCGGAAACCAGTCACGCGTAATGACACGGGTGATACGATGCGTCGCAAGACTCAGTAAGACGATAATCACCCAGGGGGACATGGACAGATTCTATCATTATGCAATCATATGGGACGCCGCGTGTTACGACGTCCCGTGTGATATGCATCGATGTTATCGATTAGTTGGCCATGTGCACGCCGTAGATCGTGCCATGCTTGCCCAGGTACGATATCCAACCTTTGGCTTCATGCCGATGGACGACGCGGTCAAGCTGTTCAACACGGCAACGCAGTCCCCATGGCGTAATGTATGCCTCGGCGAATCGGAAGGTAAATCGATCGTCAATATAAATCTTAAAGTACGCGATGCGCTTTTGCTTGTGGATTTCGCCGTCCCAGTCGTGCAAGATCCCGCTTCGACGCGCTCGAACGATCGCGAGCACCTCACCCGTCGACTCGATGTTGACACTATTATCGCCGCCGTCATAGATCTCTTGGATGGTGAGATCACTGATGTCGAGCAGTTCGCCTGTCGCATCAAATGCCTGGATCATATACCGTTCCATCATATCTCCTAGGTAGTACCTTGCCATCTAGTAGTATCATATCACACTAATGACGGTAAGTCAACCACATGACACAATAATTACGCGACTGGACGGCACCGCGTAATGATCATCGACTGTGCGCTCGATCACCTCAGATGCCGTCCAGGCCCAAGTTGATATTCAGTTGTGCCGTTCCGACCGTTCTATGCTAATTGTATCACATAATGGGCAAATGATCCCAGCTAATTTTATTGATCTCCCCAACAGCAGCGTGCAACGTAGACGTTCTCTTCACGATCATAACGAATGCGGTCGCCTTCGGCGAACGGCGCACCGCAGTCGCCACACATACCGGCGACGATCGAACGCAATGGTCGACTAAGATCGCGTAACTGCAGCGGTGGTGCCGTCAACTTTCGACAATGTGCACACTGATCTTTAATGAGATCGGTAAGTTCACAACGGTCACTCACGACATCCTCCGTGCCGTCATTCATGTCAAGACTGCGGCCAACTGGAACGAGCGCAATGACGATCCACACGTTCTTTTCGCCGCGCGCATTCAACCTGCTATTGAAACGGTGACATTGTTCCGCAGCCGCACGTTGATCCATGACGGTGTTGCACGCGATGTCCTGAATGACGTGCGTCTTGCGGACGACGACCCAACCCACTGGGTCATTGGCACTCCGAAACTCAGGCGCGCGACGACGCCGCGCATATCCAAGCAGATCAGCCACCGCACGAATATGCGCTATCGTGTCGGTACAAACACGATCTTTGCCACCATGTAATGCACGTGATGCCGTCGCCGGCGAGACGTTTGCCTGTCGCGCGACATCAGCAAGTGTCGGTTTCTTACTATCTGACATTGTCACAATTCAGCATACTTTGCACGCATCGCAACACCGCGAACCATTCTCAACATCGTAACAAGATCTTCTTCACTGAAAAATACTGATCCAGTTTCAGTCGTGTCAATAGTTACACCAAGACCACATACAACTAAATCAGCCGTTCCACTTGTGATATCGACAAACTCAAGACCAAGTTCGCCACGTTCCGCCTCAAGTTCTGGCTTACTACGAACGTTCATCTTAGCTCCTAGTGTTGTCTTCTGTGATTATCATATCATATCAGTGAGGCTACGTCAACCGTAACCTCACTGATATAATGGATGACTACTCGTTGCGAGAGTCCGATACGCATTCGATCTTTTCTGTCAGCGTGTGCGTACTACCATGTTCATCCACAATGGCAACCGTCGTTCTTACGATTGCATTGTCGTCAATGATGCCGATCTCGAACAGTTCGACCTTCTCAACCAGGGGGCGATCACACTCATACTGTGCGATCTCATCCGCCGTCATTTCATACGTGCCGGGAAAGAAGTCCTGATTAATCGGCATTCTAATGGTCTGGGTAACCGTCAGCGTCATGTCGATATACTCTGTCATACTACACGCTCCTTACATTCTGTCGAGCAAACATAGACTAGACAGTTCGGAATGCACGCGACGCGTACCTCGATAGCGTTACGCGCACGATACCATTTCTCGCACGTATAACATTTGCCCCAACCGGTGTGCGGCGGTCGAACCACCGGTGCCGTGATCGAACGACGACTCACGGCGTTTCCATTCGCTGCAGTACCATTGACTTCGGGATCGTATGCATCGGAACCCACCAGATGAAGTCCATGAGGCCGTCTACCGTATCAGTATTAACGGTAACATATGTCATGTTCTTCGATACCGATACATCATTAAGATAACTGGCATTATCATCAGACCACGCACGTCGGATTTTGGCAAGAAATCGTGATGCATCGTCATTCGGATATGTCCACGACGGATCACGATTCGACTGTATTTTGAGGTCGTCAAATTTCACGACAAGTCGCCATCGTAGCATCTTATCTCCAATCATAGTTCCGTTGAACAGTGTTGACTCTATCATACAATGAGATAAATGTCAACCGCTAGCCTATACCACGTCGACTGATGTCCATGAGTGGCGTGTTCGCCCAACTACCTGGCTGAACACCACTCGTAAGATTGACGTCAGCCATACTCATCGGACTAGTCGACCCCTGGGTCGTCGTTTCAAGAAACGCTAAGAGCAATGCATCCGCACTGTCGGGTGAACGACCTAACCGTTCAATGACCTTGTCCTTTGATTCAATCTTAATCTTTCCACTGGAGTCCAACGTCTCATATAACGGCGTCGTCAGTTCTTGTAATGTATCATCATCAACATTCGCCAAGTCCCACGTGCCGAGTCGTGAGTACTCACGACCGATGTCCCACCACATCTCAGCACGTTTGTTAAGAAGACGCTTTTCCTTTCCTGGTGTCGCACTTTCCGCGAAGTTAACCGGGTTAACCTCCGCGGAATGGGCGCATTCACCCAGGGGGTTGTGGCGGCTAGATAGTTCCTTCAGTCGTCCGGCGACGCCCCAGCCGATACCCGTACTATCGACCTTGACTTTCGTAATCCCCCACTCGCGTAAACTGATGACCAATTGCCCGACCGTCTTCATTGGGTTAGCATCGACGAACGACTCGTGGCGTCCTGCCTTCATACCACGTCGTTCCCAGATAAACGTCCGGTCGCCACCGCCACCTACATCGATGCCAGCCTCATGTGGTGTGCCATCATCAGGAAGGTCGATGTACCGGCACTTCTGCGCCATCAGCAACGGAACGACAACGAACGGACTGGAACCGATCGGGAAGACACCCTCGCACTTTGACATGAAGAGTGCGCTGTTCGGCCCCCACTTCTTACGCCGGTCCTCCACCCATGCAACGGACGTCAGCATGTCCTTCAAAGACTGGCTAATGTGCTCGCCCGTGAAGTTGGGCGTATCCTTATAGCCAATGAAGATCTTGTTCCAACCATCATCTCGCAGGCATATATCGGCGAACTCGGTCGTGGCGTCGTCCGGGTTTCCGATTACGAGCGTTCGACCCCAACGATTGGCAGTAAGTGTTGATGCCGCATCCCAGAGTGAACGCGGTACGCCGCACGCCTCATCGAGAACCGCAAGGAAGAAACGAGCGTGCGTCCCCTGGGCAGCGGTCGGGTTACGTTCGTCCGGCTTACGTCCAAGTGCGACGAGTTCGTTCCCGATGTACCATTCCGTCAGGTTGACGCGACCAGGAAGATCACCGATGCGCGTGTGCTGCCGGTTAATCTCGCGCCAAAGAATGGCCTTTACCTGCGCACCGGTAGGCGCAGTCGTGAAGACGAACGCCTCGCCCGGCGCGTGAATGTCAAGCCACCAACATACCGTCAATGCCGCGATAAATGACTTACCAATGCTATGGCATGACGCAACAGCGGTCTTCGAGTTGTCCGCGACCGACTGCATGATCTCTTTTTGCTTTGACCACAACTCGACCTTGGCACGTGTCTCGGCCCACGCGATCGGGTCCTTCACAAATGCAAGATTGGGCGGTACCATGATGTCGGCTAAGTCATACCAACGCGCGGCAGCTAGATCGCCACCGCGCGCTAGGTAGTCCGCATCAGGTCGTTGCACCATTATCCTTTAATGATGACAATACAGCATCATCGTCATCGTCATCGTCATCACCAAACGCACTACACACTGCACAGTTGCATTTTATATCAGTGCGCAAGTTCCATATACCTATGGCACAAATTGCGACACACATGGTGTAGATGATCGTCATAACGATCACAGTGAATAACATTGTCGTTGTTGTCATGTAAACCGCCGAAAGAAAAAGTGCCATGTCAGCCACGTCATCAATGTCAACCACGCACCAAATGTCAAGTAATGTGCGGCGGTCCACGGCAACTGTTGGTCAGTATTCATCTGGAATTGTTCCCATACAAACCACGACAATGTATCACGTACATTCGTCACAAGCGCATAGATCTCAGGAATAAGAATCGAGATGGCGACAAATGACAACCACGACGGCCAGTACCAGTCACCCCACTTTGCGCCAGGTACGTGAAACATCTTATCGCCTCCTTAACAGCCGATCACAGCGCGTTCGATACCAGGTCGACGGGTAATCGGATCAGTGTATGCATCAGTCGGGATGTCCGGTAGCGTATACAGCAGTTGCAATGTCCGGTATGCCTCACGAGCCATCCAACCGTAGCCTGCGTCACGCGGGTGAACACCGCTATCGCCGGCAGCATTGTACAGGTATCCACATGGAGGAATGACGTCCCATGCGACTTGATATGTGTACGTCGCCCAGGGGGATGCCCAATTTGTTAAGATCACGTACATGTTGACCGTGACTTCATTTGGCGACCAACTAATCGATGAGTACGTCAATCGGGCGGTCAGTATCTTTGCCCGCGTCGCCGCAGCATGTAGTTTGGTCAGCAACGTCTGGTACGCAGTCTGGAACCCAGTCATACCCGGCGGGTCGCCGGCTGCATTATGCGTGCCGACGCCGAGGATGATGACATCAGGATCGGCTGTGGTCAGTTCAGTGGCCCACCCATTATCCATTCCGGTGATCATACTTTGTACGGTACCGCCGTTGTATCCGTGGGTCGGTCCGACCCATGTTGGCGTGACGCCGACAGCAGCGAGACGTTGACCAAGTTCCGTGCGATACCCATCCGCAGATGATCCATACCCGTAGGTGAGACTGTCGCCCATCGTAGCGATCTTCAACATGGTAACGATGGGTGTGGCCGATGACGATGATGGAATGACGAGTACAACGGCCATCGACACCACGAGAGCGATGATGACACGGATCATACGCATAACAATTTCCTTTAGTAATCGTAATGTGTGCGCAGATGATTCGTCAACTGGTCAGTGCCATTCCTGTGTTGTGCAGTCGTGTGATGAGTGCATTAATATTGTCGATGACGGTCTGCATGGCATCGTGCAGACCGACAACGGCTGTGGTGAGTGCAGTAATGTCTGGGTTCTGCATTGCAGGCGTCAGTACTGCAAGAAGCGCGGTGACAACTGCGTCACGATCTGCCGCACTCATAGTGATAACAAATGGTTGCCGCACGGTACTCAAGATTTGGTCGATCTTCGATTCAAGTCGATCAATAGCCGTCGACAGATCATGCAATGTCGTTGCTAACACATTGCCATTAGGTACAGGAATACCATCCATCGATATGGTGGTTCGATTCAACATCATTGGATCATCAATGAGTCCAACGATGCATTGAGCCAGATTAGCAGCATTCCATGCGTCACGTGCTGCAGGTGTTGTGAGATCGGTCATGTCATTATCACTTTCTCCTGATGCCAGCCATAGACCTGCTGGCGCATGTCGTTCATCTTTGTCACAATCAACACCACCAACGGTAATGCCATTCTGTACCTGACGAAGTTGTGCACGTGCGTCCCATTGTTCACCGGACCATGCATATGTCTGACACGCATATGACACAATGTTCGCATCGAGTACACGCTTCACAACGTAATAACCACCATAGATACCTACGGCATAATGTGAATCGATGCCGACAATAACTCCATACATATACTGATCAATCACATGCTGTTGCGATTCAGTTGTGTCAAAGTCAACGGCGAAGTAGATGCATGCGCCCTGTGGATACCCAAGTTCAATCGCCTGTGCACGCGCGTACTCGCCATCGGCGACACCATGCGTATAACCGTTTAAAGTTCCATTGACTTCATCCTCAAAGAAGAGTCCAACGTCGATGCCGGCTGCCAGTGCCGCACGTGCGTAGTCAACAGTCAAATTCTTACTTGCATCGTGTGATAGATAGCCCATGACAAACGACGCACCGAATGCATGCAACGCGTCGATACTTGGCTTCGACCACGCAAAATCAAGACCAATATCCATGTCATACCTCCAATTACTTCGTAGCTAATCATACCACACATACGTATACATCTTACACGACGAAATGCGCTGCGTTTACACCGATCTTTGTCTCCAACCAGTTGCCATTCATTGCACGAACAAACACACGAATCTTACTCGGGTCAATGGCCAACTGTGACAGACCGAAACCGAACGCCGTCATGCACAGCACACTAGCAGACTGACGAACCGTTGGGTTTTCAGGCAATGATGTTGAGACGATAACATCTGTACCGTTCTTAACCACAACACGAGTAGTTGCATCCCGCGTCGTTGGGTCAGAGAACAATCCATACGCACGAAATTCGATCGTGACATCAGTCGCTTCTGATGTCGCAGATGATGCAGCATTTGAACGCTGAATCATATCACTGTTCGGTGCTGAAGACTTATGCGGCATCTGGATCATTGAACCAAGTAAGCAGATCAAAAAGACCAGAAGTATGCCACACCAAGCACCAAGAATAAATATTGCGGTTCGCATTTTCATCGTATCTCAGTCCAATCAATCTATATGTACGTACGCGCACGCGCGTACGTAATACCACAATGTTTGTCGATAAACAATCAAATTTTGACGGAAACTTGTACCGGAATGAGTGCATACATCTGCACTCTTCCATCGCCGTTCAGATCACGCATTCGACGCAAAAGGTTTAGTGCATCTTGCTGTGTCAGCACTGCGGTTCGTGGTAGCACAACATACCCAACGACGTTGATACCTTCAAACACCTTCGTATATCGACGACGAGGTCGATACCCAAGTCGTAGTGCTGTCTCAATGATATGCGCCTTTGTGCGTGGATTCACCATTGACGGCGCACTGCCAAGCGCACGTGACACTGTCGATTGTGAGACGCCTGCCACACGTGCAATAGTCATAAGTGTTGGTTGTGGTTCAGTGTTATCCATCATAATCGTCGTCATCCATTCGTGAAACGTTCCAACTGTCTTCCATCAGTTGCCACTGCATACGTGCAGCAACACGTTGAATGAACCACTGTTCAAAGGTCAAACAAATGCCGCACACTAACAGTATGAATGCGATCCATGATGAACTACCCATGATGATCATAAAACTTGTACTTATCAGTGTAGTGATGGCGATGACTTTGATCCATCGTGCCACCCTACGAAGCCAACAGATCTGTTCCCAACTTGTCATAAACCTAACTCCTATGCCACGGTACCGTCGACAACCTTTCCTGACCCAGGGGGCGGGCCAGCCGTACCTGACTCATCACGTTCGTCAGATCCAACGATCGCGAGCATCTCATTTCTCAATATAACACGTGCGTGAACTATTTGTTCCTCGGTGAGCGCAAGATCTTTACTCATCAGTACCGCTAGTACCATTTGTCCTAGTTGTTGTGCCTCACCTTGAACCTGTGCGACAAGTTTCTCGGCGACCCCGCCATCGATGGCCATTTTTGCTACGCGCGCGAGATGCTTCCTTGCCTCGTTTCGCATCCTCACCCAGGGGGCAAAACCGCCAGGTTCGCTAGATAGTAAGGCATCATCGTTGGGTGCATCGGCGATCTTCGCGTCGAGCCATGACACTTCCCCAGCCGACCGGCGAACCTCACTCAGAAGCGCCTCCCACGGCGATACGTTCAACCCTCGTGCGATCGCATGCCCCATAAGGTACGCCCCCTTCGCGTTCTCATACGTGCTGTTTCCGCCATGACCCGCACATGGACCCACGCCAAAGTGAGCGGTACCCGCACCTGCTTGTCGTGTACAGATGCCACCGGTGGACATCTTCTGCCCGCACTGTCCATCAACCTCAACGACGCCATGCCCAGTTTCTAACAATAGTTCGGCATCGCTCACTCCACGCGCGCGAGTACGGGCAGAGTGACCAGCCATATTATGTATCCAATCTATGTTGTTTGATTTCTTCCCGATCTTCCCGAACAAGATCGGTTACAGTGGTTACAGGTTACAGTGGTTTTTTGTTAGATTCCGTATTGCGTGGTTGGAGATCAACTATTTGTAGTGCTATACGTTAGTACCAAAACCACTGTAACCACTGTAACCAGTGTAACCTGATCTATATTATTCGACTTCAAGCACTATCTCTTACTGGTTACACTACTGGTTACACTAACGGTACAGTGACAATGTCTCATTATCCTCCTATGATGTTAATCACCTATCTTAAGATCGAATTCACATATACAAAGATCAGATTGCCCAAGATTTCACGAGATAGCTTGGTTACTCTCATCGGATAGCTCATACATACCATTCCACCTTAGCTCGAGCGGCACGTACTGTAACCGAGATCCAATCCACCCACGCTGAGCTTTTTTGACCGCTCGCGGGTATCCTTGCGCGATCTTGCGAGGCGCGTCATCGCGGTTAAATCCGACTCGTCGCCATTCATTTGCGAGACGTGTCATATCCTGTATGTTCCGTACACCGTTGTCCTTGCACCATTGTTCATACGCCCAGTGCAACGCGGAGTTAGGCGTCCAGACCGGCTCACCTACGTGTTCAAAGTATTCATCGATGAACTGCTTGAACGTGTTCTCATTCTCGCGATATTCTTCACTCGCCTGCGCGACGCGGTCCGGCTGTGCCAATCCGACGGCCATGTAGTCACGCAGTCCCTCAAGACACCAGTTCAAGATACCTGGTCGTTCATTTTGTAGGATACTCGCGTAGTCCTTGATCTTATTTGTTATCTTCGTATCGAACGGCACCAAGTCCAACCGACGCCAGAATCCTTCAGACGTGTCCGCAACCGTCGGACGGTTGTTCCCGGCGATCCACAACTTAAAGCGCGCGTCGAACTCAACCGAGTCTTTCGCGACGTGACGTGCCCGAATCCGTGTCGCACCCGTAAGCTGTTTAATCCTGTTCTCGTTCGCGCGCCCCTTGGGTGTCTCATCTATGAAGACCATACGTGCACCGGCGAGGTCAGCGATGATCGTCTCATGTTCCTTACCCGACCCGGTCATGATCTGTGCTGACCCGATAATACCGTATGACCCTAGCATCCCAAGTAACGTCTCGATGAAGACGTTCTTGCCGTTGTCACCATCACCATACGCAAAGAAAAACTTCTGTTCCCGCACAAGTCCAGTTAAGGTATAGCCGGCCCAACGCTGAAGATGTGCGGCCAACGCGGGATCATGTGAACCGTCTTTTCGTCGTGTGATCATCTCGATATGCTTCAACCAAAGTGGACACGTCGCATCGATGTCAAAGACCGTCTCAAACGACCTGGTGCAAAGATCTTCCGGACATGATGGACGAAGTTCACGTGTCGTAAGGTCGATCGTTCCGTTTCGTACGACCGCAATCATTGGGTTTGCATCTAGTTGGTCGATCCGAACGGCAAGTTCCATCTCAGCGGACGCCGACTTTACCATCTTCTCACGTGCCGTCACAGATTCAGATCGCAACGCATGCGCAACGAGACGGTCACGATGATCATTGTCTGCGGCGGCAGCTTCGTCACGAATATCGGCGATAACCCCCTGGGTGAGTCGCATAACCTCGTTCACATCGTCTGCCGCAAACTTAACGCCGTCCCAGACGTACCATTGTTTGTTGCCAAGACAGTACCTAACCTTGTCACCAAACAGACGTACGAAGCGTCTACCGTTACCCATGTCGGTGAGATGCTCGGTCGATTCCCAGTCTTCGACAACACGCACAGGTCCACGCGGTACAGACCCAGGGGGTCCAGACACCGGAGGACTCGACACCGGATCATCAGATGATGGGGCAACCGTATGCGGTACCAACGCGGACTCGATGACGGTCGACGTTTGTCGTACCTGCGCCTGCGCCCACGCCGTGCGACCTGGTGCGATCGCATCCGGCTCGATGTCGTGCCAGACACGGTCGAGCTTCGCGAGTGCAGTCTCCCACGGGAACGGGTCATTCGCCGGCTGTTCACATCGTTCCCACTCGTCACGAACGCGTTGTAACGCGCGTTCATATGATGCGCCGGACTTCCGTAACCTGAACGCCAGGTCGTTAAAGAACGCGTCGCGTTGTCCCGCCGCCGCGCCATCATCAAACGCATAGTCTGACGGCGTCTCACCACCGGCGCCACTCTGACGGTGCCGTCCACCACGTGCCGTAAGCAACCAGGTCAACAACGGGCCGGTCGTCGTGACGATTGGACACGCAACGTTCTCCCACCGATAGAAACTACCGGCGATGTGTCGCGAGGGTTCTACGATGACGTAGCCGCCATCGCCTTTGATGTCGATGCCGGGTAGAACCGCGTCACGTGACTTGATCTTTACATCAGGTGGTACCGTATATATTAAATGCAGACCACCTGAACCTGTACGTTGGCGGCGTGTGACGGGTGGTACCCACGTGTCGCCTACCCATTCAGACCAGGTATCCAGCGTGTCAAGTCCGCCGTGTCGCGTATCGACGTCGATGGCGACGTACCCATCGCCCATGCGTATCGCAATGTTACAGTCAAGATGCGACCCACCTGGACCGAACCATCGTTCAACCTGTGCGACATCCGTCGTCCCGTCATACAAGGCGTGCGCGGTACGTGGGTGCTTTCCTGGGCGGTCGCATTCGCGACCACACGTACAACGGTATGTGCCGTCTTCCCCCTGGGTTACACCGCTGACTGGGAACACGGGTAGATCGCGAGCGATGTACAACCGTGCCCAGTCAAGCGTTGACCGCTCAGGCATCAACACTCTCGTTTGACTCGATATCAACACCACGCATCTCGAGTGCTTCAGTAAGAAGTTGGTTGATCATAGTTGTATGCGATACGAGTTCGCCAGCTGCCACAAGTGCGGAGGCTCGAAAGACCGGAACCGCAATACGAACAAGTTTAGGAACTACAGGTCCTACACGACTATCGATAATGCGTGCCATGTTGTATATTATATCGCTGATGACTACGTACTGGTGTCTGTCTGTAATAGAACTAGCATCGGTAGACACTATTCACGATGTGTGGTAATATTAATATGATATGTACGAATGATATGACACATGATAAAGGAGTAACAATGTCAGACCACACCACGACGCGATTGGCGCGTCAGCGTCTCGAACTACCACTGGCACGTCTACTGACCCTACCGACGCCAGATGGTGACATCAAAGTTGAGGGTCATGTTGTAGGTTTTGCTAGTAGTCATCGTGATGCGCATGCACATCGTTCAGATGAAATTGGTTCCACGGTTGTGCGTTGTTCTGCATGTCGTTGGTCGGAGATTACGATCATCATCCCGACTGATGATGAGGCTGAGAAACACAACTGCCAATATATTGTTCACACATACGGTCCCACGATCATTTCAGACGAGATCAATCTTTGCCATCTCTATTATGTTCGATCTGCACATCAGATCATTGAGATCTTGACGGTTCGTCGACCTAACAATGTCTATCTTCCGCGTGTTGCGGCCATCGCACTTGCTGATGCCGCGGGTTATGACCGGTCTATTGAAGATGCATATGTTAATCGTGCGGTAGCGTAATGGAACCAATTACGCGTACTGAAGACATATTTTCAGCACCGACCGACGTCTGTCCACATCCTGGCTACTGGCACGGGTATGATACGGATTCAACGGAGGTCGAGGTGACGGAACTTGTCGCCGCATTCGTCCGTACGTTGCAACCGGAGTTCGTGATCGAGACCGGCACGGCGTTCGGTTACACCGCAGCGGCGATCGGTATGGCGTTAAAGTTGAATGGTCACGGTACTCTCATAACACTTGAACCTGACACAGAACGATGCAATATTGCACGTACACGATGTGCCGATCTCCCGGTGTCAGTAATACAAACAACGTCACTTGCATTCATCGGACAAAATATCCGAACATCATTACGCAGAAAGATCGGGTTTGCGTGGCTTGATTCGTTACTTGAGATACGTCAACACGAACTAGATATGATGCTCGATGCCGAATGGTTCACCCAGGGGGCGGTCATTGGTGTTCACGATACCGCATATCATCACGGGATCCGTGAAGAATTCGAGTGTACGGTGACGGGACTCTGCGCACTGCATCTCCCAACACCACGAGGAGTTACGTTCCTTCAGATCGAATCATAAGATCTTGAACTAGCATTTGACCGATGACTTGACTTGTGATAGTATGAATACGAACGCTGATCGAAACGATCCAGCACCACAAGGTTGATCGATGCCCGTGACGGACCACGGAAGTTCAGGCACGGACATTGATCAACCTGCATTGCGGAGTAGCGCAGTTGGTAGCGCACCCGGCTCATAACCGGCAGGTCACGGGTTCGAATCCCGTCTCCGCTACAGATCGGTAACGAACATGCAATGCGAGAACGTACACCTGAAGAAAATCTAGCGATCGTCTTCAGTTGTACTAGTAAGCCTCTTGGTGTGGTGACACTAGATCTGGTGTGTACCGGTTCGATTTTCCCCCTCCACAGATCGAACCGGTACATCAAAATATGATAGTATGACATAGGAAGGAATGTACACGTAGGTACTCACATTACGTTGATCGATAGTAATCGATAGTATTGGTGTTAACCGTTGATAAATCTAGGAGATTACGATGATGCGTAAGATAAAAGATGCACTCATTTCACTGACTGAATTTGTCTGGCCGAACGAGTATCGACCTCTTCATTACCAGGCACGTCGTTGGTTCACCGATGGATCAAACTACGCACTTGATATCGTACAGCGGCTACAATATGAGCGTCTCATGATCCAGCGTGCAAATGTAATGCCAGCATAATGCTGATTATTCTTGAAGGTCCTGACGGCGCGGGTAAGTCATATCTTCGTAACAAACTCGCACATCGTCTTGTGCAACTTGGTGAATCACCACCGTTGCAGTTGCACGCTGGTCCGCCTACAACGCATCCGCTCGATGAGTATGAGTCACCACTTATGGGGTATCGTCCATCACCGCATTCCCCCCTGGGTCAACTGCATGTCATTTGTGATCGTTGGCATCTAGGTGAGATTGTTTATCCGCGTGTCTTTAGGCGTCCGACACGATATGATCCCGCGGTGAATGCGCATGTCGAATTGTTTCTACGCGCACGTGGAGCGATCGTTGTCTTCGTTTATGACGATATCAACGTTATGAAGTCACGTGTTGGCCCCGGACGTGATGACTTTGTACGTGCTGGGCACATTCCAGCATTGATGCAAGAATATCGCAGTGCCATAGCCGGAACACGTCTTCCATTACTGCAATGGAAGTCAGTACGCGTAGACATCGACTCGATCATTTCTGCGGCACAACGCGCGGAAGAGTCAGTACAGCATCTCGCACCATTCACAACATATATCGGTGAACCAAAACCAGATTTTCTACTTCTCGGCGAGAACCGCGGCGTCAGCGCACGTACCAACTATCCTGCGTTTATGCCATATGCCGCAACATCTGGTCATTTTCTTCTTTCTCATCTTGACACGGGTTCATACGACATCGGTATCTCAAACGCATGTGATGTCGACAATGCTGATGAACTATGGCATCAGCTTGGCTGCCCATGTACGGTGACACTTGGTGCTGCAGCACATCGCGCATTTCTGCATGAACACGGTGCCATGCCGCATCCGCAGTTTGTACGTCGTTTTCATTATCGTAACGGTGATCGATATGGTAAACTTATTGAGAAGACGATGTATGACCAGGAGGATAGATCATCATGGCGTCCGTCATTCACCTTACGTCAGGATACCAAGACTATTGGCAGTTAGTACAATGGGTCGCACATGCTGGCACACGTCGCACACCCAGGGGGATTCCAACACGTGACGTAGGTCCAACCCTCATCGAGATCACCGACCCGATTCATTCATTGCCGTACGCATGCGGTCGTGGCGTCAAACCTTCTATCGGTGCGGTCGAGGCTGCGCAGCTTATCGGAGGATTCTCCGATCCGAATCTCATGCTTCGTATCTCACCGAATTTCCAGAAGTTCATCGAACCGGATGGACAGTTCTGGGGTGCGTACGGCACGCGGATCGGTAATCAGTTGGTACACGTCATCCGAAAGCTACAAGAGGATCCAGACACACGTCAGGCCGTTGTAACGCTATGGCAACCACACGTCGACAATCGACCGTTGAAACGCGACTATCCGTGCACCGTTGGGTTTGACTTTACGATCATTGACGGTATGTTATGCATGAATACCGTGATGCGATCGAACGACGTATGGCTTGGGTTTGCGTATGATCTTTTCCAGTTCACGCAATTGCAGTTAACCGTGGCGAATGCGCTGAATATTCCCCCTGGGTTGTATACGCACATGGTGTGGTCGTTGCACATATACGAACGTAACTTATGTGATGTCGACAAACTTCATGCGCCATCGGAACAATTGCCGTATCACCCCCATGGGTTTGGACGACACGGTCACGATATTGAACATATCATGAATCGTGCGAAATATGTTACGACACGTGATACTGATAAGTTTTACGATCTGACACCAAGTGAGGCATGGTACCATGAACAACTCCGACAGTATGTCTGCGCGGACGAACGATCCGCCGATGAAACCGTTCTCACGCCCGTCGTGGGATCAGACGTGGCTAGCGATCGCACACGTGATGTCACACAGATCATTGTGTAATCGTGATCAAGTAGGTGCGGTTATCATTGACTCGGATAATCGTGTTGTAGCGACTGGATATAACGGTCCACCATGGGGTTTCTTCCGTGATGATTGCGGAATTGAAGACATACGTGATCGACCTGATCCGTCGCCATGTGTGAACTGGTGTAAACGTTCACGCGCAATGTGTAAGTGTGGACATATACATATTGATCATAGCGGTGCGCATGAAGCACCAGATGCATGTAGCTTGTGTGGATGCTGGGGTTATGACGGTCCAGTACTTGACAAAGAATATGATGATTGTGTGTCATTACATGCTGAGGCTAACGCACTTATCGTCTGTGATCGTTCAGCACGACAGTTCGGCACCATCTATGTTACGTCATCTGTCTGTTCAACGTGCGCTAAATTGATCGCGAACTCAGGTCTTTCTCGCGTTGTTATCGATACATCATCGCAAGAACACGTACTGTATCGCGATCCGCTTAAGTGGATGGAATTCATGCGCGACTGTGGGTTGGAGGTAGTCGTTGTCTCCCCACGGACTTGATGACGTCGAACTACATCTCGTTGATGATTTCGAGACCGCAAGTGAATTGATACGCTGGCTTGGAACTGAAGATGCTGTTGACAGTATCGCCGTGGACACGGAGACAACCGGTCTCGTTCGTGGTAAAGATCACATTCGGCTCGCGCAAGTTGGTGGGTTCCAACACGGTTGGGCGATTCCATGGGAAGATTGGCGTGGTCTTTTCAAAGAAGTCATTACTAAATATTCAGGTCGATTCGACATGCATAATGCGAAGTTCGATCACGGTATGCTGCGTGCTGACGGTGTCGACGTTCCAACACATCGTATTGATGATACACGTGTCATGTCACACATTCTCGAACCGCATATGTCTGGTGCGTTGAAGTCGCAGACGGCGCGTCACATCGATGCACTCGCGGCTGGCGCACAGGGACAGCTCGGCTTAGCGTTTGGCAACCGCGGCGCATTCGACTGGGCGACGGTTCCTCTTACGTTTGGGCCTTATTGGCAGTATGCTGCACTCGATACAGTATTGACACGCCATCTTAAGGCACGGCACGCGCCTATCATTAATGAAATGTATCCCAAGTCATATGATCTTGAGAACGGTGTTCAATGGGTCATTGAGAACATGGAGGTACATGGTGTTCATATCGATGTTGATTATGCTCGTGATCATAAATGTAAGTTTGACGAACGTGTCGCTACGCACGCCGCTTGGATCAAGACAAACTACAATGTAGGACCTGGTGGCAATGCCGCCATTGTCAAGATACTTCAAGATGCTGGGTTCAAGTTCAATAAACAAACGGCATCAGGTGCAATCTCACTCGATAAAGAGGTACTTGCCGGAATAGATCATCCTCTTGCGCAGACTGTACTCAGTTACCGACAGCATCAGAAGTTGTCATCTACATATTTGAGTCACTTCATTGATGAAGTAGATAGCGATTCGAACATTCATCCATCAATCAACACACTTGGCGCACGTACCGGTCGAATGTCGATGGAACGACCGAACCTACAGAATCTTCCGCGACGTTCTGAAAGTAATCCAAGCGCGGCAATTGTACGAAACTGCGTCATAGCGCGTGAAGGTCATCGGCTTATTCTCTGTGACTTTGGTCAGATTGAGATGCGTCTTCTCGCGGCATTCGCCGGCTGCACCGCGATGATCGATGCATTCCGCAATCCCGATATCGACTTCTTTGTGAACCTGGCGCGACAGATCTTCGACGATACTACATTGGGGCGAAAAGACCCGCGACGACAAATCACGAAGAACGGAGGATATGCCACCATCTACGGTGCTAGTGTGCCGAAGTTCTCAAAGACTGCAGGTATCGATGAAGATCGAGGACGTGCGTTCTTCCAGCGATGGAACGCACTCTATCCTGAAGTAAAACGGTTCCAAGACGGCGTAAGTCACATTGCGTGGCAACGTCAGAAGACTGAAGGTCTACCATACGCCGTCTCACCGGTAACTGGACGACGTTTTGTAGCAGATGCTAACAAGGTGTATGCACTTGTAAATTACCTTATTCAGGGTACGGCGGCTGAGATCTTTAAGATGAAGATTCTTCAACTTGACGCTGCCGGTCTTGGACCGTACATGTTGGTGCCGGTACACGATGAGATCATTCTCGATGTACCAAAAGACGATGTGAATGATGTCGTTCATACTCTTACGAGTATTATGAACGATGACACGATGCTATCCGTTCCCATCACCGCTAGCATCGCACATGGTGAACGATGGGGAATGAAGACAGATTGGGTGGAAGATAACACATGACGATCATAATCATTGAAGATGACCATGAATATGAAGAATGCGATACATGCAACGGCAAAGGTAAAATTTACGAAGAAGGTCAACCTACCGGTGTGCATGCTAGATGGGTTGGGTGTCCTGACTGTGACGGTATGGGTAAGTTTGAAGCATGATCGATATCATCGGTATTGACCCAGGGGGTACCACCGGAATCGCACACGTCACCGAAAAACATGGATTTGGCGTGTATGAAAAGACGCCGGATAATGCCATAACGTGGGTGGCGAATTGGCTTAACGCAGTACAAGATGATGTTACCACATACATCGCATGCGAACGATACATCATTGGGAGACAGACGACACGTGCAACACGTCAGTCCGATGCATTACATGTTATCGGTGCCATCGAGACGGCGGCATGTAAGTGCAACACTGTGTTTCGGTTACAGTCAGCATCTGACGCTAAGATGATCACGAATGATACACTTCGGCGCGCGAAACTCTATATGCCGAAGATGACTCACGGTAATGATGCAATGCGGCATGCTATGCTGCTCATTCTTCGACAGTTTCCCCACGTATACCAATCGCTCTTGACACGTGGTACTATTAACTTCTAACGAACAACTTACGACCTATGACTGGAGATCACATGGCATTCGCTGAGGTTGCGGTAGATGCCGGTATACAACACATCATTGTACAGACAACATGGCAAGAACGTGAACTTATTAAGACCGTGCCTGGCACCGTGTGGAATCGACCACGAGCCGGCGTCTGGAATCTTCCACTTAGTTGGAGTTCATGTCTTGTTCTTCGTGGTGTCTTTGGCGCAAATCTCCACCTGGGCGATGGCATCATCGCGTGGGCGCGTGACTATAATACGAACCACATCGAACCATCACTTGTTCTTCGATCATTGACGGCACCGACCGATGGAAAAGACACTACGCCGTTGTACTCATTTCAAGAGATCGGCGCACGATTTCTTACACATAATCGTGAAGCATTGCTTGGCGATGACATGGGTACTGGCAAGACGATACAGGCACTCTCCGCACTTAGACGACAAGATGACGCACTACCGGCACTTGTGATCTGCCCCAATTCGGTAAAGACCCATTGGCAGCGAGAGATCAACATCTGGTATCCAGAATCGACACCATATGTAATCACAGGTGGACCAGTAGTAAAACGAAAACTACTCGCACAGGCAAAGAATGACCCAACGGCGTTTGTGATCATTAACATTGAAGCCGTGCGAATGCATTCACGTCTTGCAGGCTACGGTTCAATCCGACTCGTAAAGTGTCGTGAATGTGATCCACGAACTGGTGATGTGGATCTCAAGTCAACACGATGTGATGTGCATCAGAAGGAACTGAACGCGATTCTGTTCAAGACGGTGATTATCGATGAGGCGCATCGCATCAAGGATCCACATTCAAAACAGACACGCGCATGCTGGGCCGTCATGCATCAGTCATCGGTTATTCGTCGTTGGGCAATGACTGGTACACCGATCGCGAACGCGCCAGATGACCTTTGGTCGATCATGCATGGCATCGCGCCAAACGATTATCCGACACGCGGTAAGTTCATCGATCGATACTGTCTGACTGGATGGAACGCGTACGGTGGACTTAACGTCATTGGTATTCAACCTGACAAGCGTACTGAATTCTTTAAGATTCTCGATCCACACTTTCGTGCGATGCCAAAGGCACTCGTCTTACCACAACTTCCACCGCGTATCCGTGTTGTGCGGTATGTTGAGATGGTGCCGAAACAGCGCAAGGCGTATGCGGAACTTAGTACAATGGCGCAGACACAACTTGACGATGGTGAACTCTTATCAACACCATCACGTCTGGTGCGTCGTGGACGCCTCATGCAACTTGCATCATCATACTGTACCATTGAACGACCAGTCGACATATCAACCGATGACTGGTCTGGATGGCATGTTACACCTTGTGAACCATCACCGAAGATAGACGAACTTTTGATCTGCATGGATGAACTTGGACCTAAGCCGATCGTCATTGCGGCCGAACACCGACAACTTATCGAACTTGCGGCCGCACGTCTCAGCGCCGAGAACATACCATACGGTCTCATCACTGGTGCCGTTAACCAACGTGATCGTGATCGTAATCTCGCTGCATTCCAAGCCGGTGATCTGCGTGTGTTACTTTTCACCGTGAAAGCCGGCGGAACCGGTCTTACAATGACGGCAGCCGATACCATCATCTTTATCCAGCGACCTGATTCGATGATTGATTATGTCCAAGCTGAGAATCGTGTTCATCGCATTGGTTCTGAACATCACGAGTCTATTCTTGTTGTGCATATCGTCACTAATGGCACTGTGGAGAACCGTCAGATGGATATGCTCTATGAGAAGATGAACAGACTCGAAGAAATTATGCGTGCACGTGCGACCATCATTGCTGCAGGCGGCAGTACACAGCAACTTGATGCCGAGGAACAACTTATTCTTTCAACCGATCTAAGCGAGTACGCATGACCATCGCCGAGTGGATGACAGGTCGACGAACTGAATGTAAGTTGTCACGTCGAAACATCTCTGATGTCACCAACATTAAGAATGGTCGAGTATATGCAATTGAAAAAGGTATGGGCCGTACGGTCAGTGCGGACGAACTTGTCGAACTCGAACGTCTACTTGGACCATATGACGGCGAACGCGCTGACACCCAGGGGGAAACAACACAACCAGCCGTCGCATCTGTTCCGTCCGATACAACTACGGCACCGGTAGAACCTGTTGAGACCATCGACAAGCCAGTTGCACCGGTAGCCAATGGTATCGACTGGACGCATCTACGTAGCAAGTCTGAGACGGTCTCACCGCACGACCTTGAACGTGCTATCGCACTTCACGGTGCGAATGCGACACTTCTTGGGCCGGATCCGAACGCCGGATATCGGTTGTTTTCTAACTCTGAGATGCGAACATTCGAAGAATGCCAACGTCGATGGTACCTCGGATGGTACCTAGGTCTACGGTTGCGACAGCAGTCCCCCCTGGGTGCACTCGCCATTGGCAATCGTATTCATCGTGCACTACAGGCGTGGTACACACCAGATGGCATCGTTCCGCTCGACCCAAAGATCGCACTTGAACGTTGTATCACGAATGACTGGACAACACTTGTTCGCACATATGGCGAAGAAAGTATTGAGATCGCACGATTCAGTAAGGACTTTAACACCGAAGCTAACCTCGAACGTGCAATGATCTCTGGGTATATGGAGTGGCTCGAAGAGACTGGTGCAGACACTGAACTGAGTGTTGTGTCAGCTGAGATGTACATTGAGGCTGTACTTGAACTGCCCCCTGGGTATCCGGACACAAAGATTATCGGAAAACTGGACGTACGTCTAACGAATAGACTCGATGGTGTTCGTCGTTTTATGGACCATAAGACGGTCATGGATCTAACGACACCTGTGCGTAACCTACCGCTTGATGTGCAGATGAAGCATTATCACTTGCTCGAGTTGCTGAACACAACAGACAATGATGAGCGTTGTGGTGGTGCGATCTATAACATGCTGCGTAAGGTAAAGCGTACCGCAGCCGCAAAACCACCATTTTACGGTCGTGCTGAGGTACGTCATAATCCTCATACTATTGAGAACTACCGCAAGCATGTCGCACGCACGGTAGTAACGATTCATGATACGGAACGTCTGCTCGTTAATGGTGTCGATCATCATGACGTTGTCGTGCCGACGCCATCACGTGACTGTCATTGGAAGTGCCCATTTGTGGCGGTATGCAGTATGATCGACGATGGATCACGATCCGAAGCGATGCTACACCAGCTCTATACAAAAGGTGAACCACTCGATTACTATATGAAAGACGTTACAACTAACATCGAATAACTGTATGATGAAAGGAGTATGACGTGACGGATCTGAATGCGCATGCTACACGTGTGTTCACACCGGATGAATGCATTTCAATGCTGATACATGCAGCCAGTAAAGCTGGGAAGTCAACACTTACGTCGTCTGCACCAACACCAATCTTGGTACTCGACGCAGAAGGAAGTTGGAAGTTCATCGGTCGCGTGAACTTCAATGGCGCACCACTTCGTAAGCGTAAGTGGAATCCAGTAAGCGGGCCACCACCACAGTATGACGGTACGTGGGACGTCTGTCATGTTGTCGTGAATGACTGGGCCACATTGCAGCAAGCGTACGCTTGGCTTACGCAGGCTCCACATCAATTCCAGTCCATCGTGATCGATTCGGTAACTGAGGTTCAGCGACGGTGTAAGAAGAATCTCGTTGGCACTGAGGCAATGAAGATTCAGGACTGGGGTACATTACTTACGAAAATGGATGACCTCATTCGTGGATACCGCGATCTTACACTTATCGCCGGTCTACCGGTTCGATGTGTCGTCATCATTGCCGAGACCACCCAGGGGGAAGGGGGAAGGTGGAAGCCGTACATGCAGGGACAGATTAAAAGTTCATTGCCGTATTGGGTAGACATCTGCGGTTATCTTTATGTCGACCAAGAATCTGATGAACAAGGTCAGCCCACGCGAAAGGTACGTCGTCTACTCATCGGACCGCATCCGCAATACGAGACAGGCGAACGTGTTCAGGGTACATTACCTGATGTAATTACTGAACCTAATATTACGCACATGATGCAGACCGTGTACGATAACGCCGGTGTACGCACAAGTATGGAGGAACAGTAGTGAGTTCGATCAACTGGAAAGACCTGAAGAAGTCAGCGGATGATGCGACGAAGCCGGCGCCTGATGGTGAATATGATCTCGAAGTTGTGAAGGCCGAAGCGGGTACCGCCGCGACATCGGGTAACCCGAAGATCAACGCGCAGCTACGTGTTGACGGTGGACCATCACATGGTAAGACGATGTTCCACACATTCAACCTGACGCCCGATAGCGCCATCGCACTTTCGTTTTTCTTTGCTGCGATGGAAGCATTCGGTCTCGACGGTAACTTCTTCGACCAGGAACCGTCGATGGAGCAGATCGCCGCTGCGCTGGTTGGTCGAAAGGTTCACGCTAAGATTGGACACAGAGAGTGGAATGGCCAGACACGAAATAACATCGAGACGTTCTCGATGGCCTCTGGCGGTCCCGGCGCAGGTAGCTTTGGTGTTCCAACGGTCGGCGTTCCTGGAGTGCCGACGGGCGTCTCAGCGGCATCTACGCCTGGTGTTCCGGGAGTTCTGACCGGTCTGACGGCGTCGACAATCGATATGCCAAAGAGTAACATTACTCCACCGTTGCCCTTCTGATATACTTCCCCCGTGGCCCATGGTGTGGGCATACTACATCGTCTGAAAGAAGTAAGAGCAAGTTCGATTCCTGCCGGGGGAACGAAGTTGTGGTATAGTATGAATGACGATCATTGAAATAGGACGGATCATATGCTTACATCTAAACCTATGGTAATTTTTGATCTTGATGGTGTACTGATCGACTCTGAACATCTCATCGAAGAATCATATCGTGCCGCTGGCGTTGAACCACCACGAAATGTGCTGGCACGCGAAGGTAATCAATGGCTCGCGGAACAGGTCGGCGATGAATTTGTCGCACAGATACGTCGCACAAAGTCAATGAAATATCTCGCCGGCATTCGAAATGGTGACGCGCCATATACACATGCGTACATTGCGGCATACCATCTACGTAATGATTACACATTAGGCATCATGTCGGGTGCACCTGCCGGCACCATCGATGTATTGCGCGCAAATAACCATACATGGCCGTTTACCATTGCATTTAGCAATGTGAGAACACCGCGTAAGATGGAACTTATTCAATACCTACAAGTTCCCGGTGTCTACATTGATGACCAGACGTATGGTATCGATCTGCCAGACAACTGGACATTCATTCACTATACTAACCAGACGACGCAAGAACTCATGGATGAGGTGAAGAATGCGTTTATGCGTGGGTGCGACATCACTGCGAGTCATTGAGGAAGCCGCAAAACTGAACGTCACGCAGATCATTGCATCGCGTCGA